TGTAACCACCCGCCACAACCCCCGCGTGGGGGCTGGGACGGAGGGTTAGGGGCGGAAGATCGGGGCCATGGAAAACTTGCCGTGCGCGTAGACGTATTCCCCGTCGCAATCCCGTCCGATCTTCTTGCGAGTCGTCGATCCGTGAACCAACAGGGTGGCGAACGACCCTTTTCGCTCGATCACCGTTGCGGTGAAGATGCAGTCGTAATCGCAGGCAGAACGGGCCTTGAGCGTCTGGCCGGCTTCGATCGTCGTGCTCGTGTTCGTTTCCATGGCCAAGACCATATACCTAAGCGGTTGGGTATGCAACAAAAAGAAAAGCGCGGAGGACTTTTCGAGTCGCATCCGCGCTAAGGTGAACGGGTTAGGGAGTGCGATTTTTTACGCGAGAATCTTTCGCGCACTCCAAATCCCGAGCAACGCGCCTCCGATCATGGCCAACACGCTGCCGTTGTCGGCGATCACGCCCGGATTGTGCGTGACGGGGTTAACGTAAGTCCACTGCCAGACTCCGGGTGACAGCAATCGGTAATTGCTGCCCTCGAATTCCGGAAAGATCAGCCGAAACGGCCGTTGCGTGAACTCGTCGTGCAGCGTATGTCGATACGTCTGCCAATCGACGGTGATATCCACCACGTTACCGCCGGTAGCGTGCGCCCAGATGTCAGCGGTATTCCTGAAGGGTGGATCATTGGCGGTCTGGGTGACCCGATCCCAGCCTTGCTGACCAGTCTCGGTGATGTTGAACACCAGCTTCTGGCTGGTCTGCTCGGTGATGTCGATTCTGACGGCCTGCGCTTGGAACGCAAATGCCATTACCGTCGTGATGATTGCTGGTGTCTTGTTCATGTTGTGTCCTAAAATACTTCGTCCAGTTTTCTTTCCTCTGACAGTTTACCAATCGCTTCCCGATGTTCCTTCGTGTTCCTCGCGGCCTCCTGCTCGGCTCCGCACCGGCAGCACTCCAGCTCCCTCATCCCAGGCCCCACGAGCAGCCCATCCCATTCCGCGCACCAATGCCACCCGGCCGCAACCTCGCGCTCCGTCAACTGCGCGTCGTCGTCGTCCATCAACCGGGTCCATCGCGTGCGCGTCATTTCATGTCCCTTCCGAAATCTGCGCCAGTTCCTTCGGCTCGTCGAACGTCAAGGCCTCCAACCGTTGCTCCCTAGTCGCCGTCGCGGCCCCGCCCTCAAATCCGTTACTCGGAAGAACGATCACCCTCATGCCTCCGTCCGCCTGAATCGGGATCGGATTGCCGTCCGGCCCGCTGAACTCCTTCCTTTCCGGTGCATTCAATCCCAGGATCTTCGCCCGTTGCGCCCTGATCTCGCTGATGACTCGGAGGAATGACGGGTCGCCTGCCTGCCCTTCTTCCGTCGTGCTCCTCCGCACCTTGCCTCCCACGTTCTCGCCGATCCCGGTTTCGTCCATCGTTTCTTTCCTGATCCTCGGCTTTCGAGATTCATGCCAAGCGTTCCATGCTTGCTGTTCCTGATACTCCATTCCCATTAACTCTCGCGCTCTGAATGTATCGACATCGCCGACAGCTTGCTCGCGCCATTGTCTTTGAATCTCTTTGATGTCCGCATATACCGCCGACTTTCCAAGAATGTAGTCCCTGCCTTCCCTTGCGTTCCTGTCATTCAGCGCCGTCATGATTTCGACGGTTGGCCAGCCCTGGACAATGCGCTCGGCTATGAAGGCTTGGTCGTTCTCCCGCTGGGACTTGTACCGCTTTGCCCCTCCTTTGCTTTGTTGCGTGCCGGGACTTGGCGTGCCACTTACGACGGGTTCATCGGATCGTTTTGCCGTGTCGTCAGTTCCTTCGATCATGTTTGGTTCCCAGTGCCTCAGTGGACTCGGGGGCTTTGGAACCCTCCTACGGTACAGTCTAATCCTCTTTCCCATCTTACGACGCTTCTTTTCTGGATTTGCTGTGTCCATCTCGCTCCTGTGCGTCGCCCATTCTTCCGTCACCCGCGTTCAATCGGTTAAAAACGTCTGTCCCGTTACCGGCTTCGAACCTTGTCCTGCCACTCCCCGTTGCGCCATACCCGTTCCTTGCCCGTATTCCGGACGCATCCGAAGGCCAGCAGCGCCACGATTCCGATGGCCAGCGCAATGATTGTCCAGTCCTGGCGCTTCACGGTTTCACTTCCTTCCAGTCGGATTCCAGCTTCCATACTCGACGAGGCAGGGATTGTCCGGTTTCGCGGGTCAACCGTATGCCTTGGTCGGTAATGTACGTCTCGTATCGGACGATGTTCGTTCCAGCCCATTTCTCGGTTGGCGAAACGTATGGAATGCAATTGTGGCCGTCCGTCCGAAACACCGCTTGCACCATGCATTGTGGGTAATTCGGGCACCCGCTCGCGTTGTCTCCAGTCACCACGTTCGTCTCGGTCCGAACGCACAGAACGTACGTGCCAACCCGCTCCGCCGGGCCGTGCTCCTTATCGTGAGCCTCAGAGAACGTCGGGACGGTGTTGGTAAGGTTGATCGCACTTTGTGCTGTAGCGTCCCCATTCGTGGTCTTCCCATTCGACGGTATCAGCACGTCCGCCGCGCCAATGGCCCAAGCCATCACGCAACACAGCATTCCGACACCGCTCGCTTCCCTATTCATCTTGGTCCTCCATTTTGATTGCCGCCGACTTCCTCCAAATCTCCACCGCCTCAATCGCCCGGTCCAGTTCATCCCGGCATTCCGTCTCGACCTTGGCCAGAAGCTTCTCGGCCACCACCAACCTTCCGCCGCTCAATCGTGGCTCCTCGCGGCTCCATGCCCTGGCCGTCGTCGGGTTCAGAACGCTCTGCGGGTGTCGCGTCACACCAGAAAGGCCAGCCGAAGGCGTGCTACGGCTGGCCGTTGACTTCCGGATCTTCATTCGGTCGCTGGCGTTACTCGGTTCGCCAGATGCGATGCTTGTCCGCGTCCGCCTCGTTGTGCGAGACCGTGATCTCGGGTCGCGTCACGATCTTGTAGCCAAGCTTCTTCGCGTGCGTGCGCCAGTTCCCGGACTGCGACTTCGGCACCACAGTCGATCCGCCGATGGGCATTCCCGTCAGAAAGTCCCGAATCTTGGACTTGCGTCCACCGGCCGCTTTCGGCGGGATCGGGATGTCGCGGTCAAACTGGCTGCCGGCTTCGTTGTCGGTCGTGCTGGGTTCCGTCTTGTTCTTCGATTTGTTCTTCTTGCTCACTTGGTTTCCTTTGGTTGATGCGTCCTCCCACTTGGTGTGGTGATGACAGGTTGTGTCCGTGCCGGACGTTCACCCCACAACGACAGGTTGCGGGTAAATCCGTTTGATGTGCTGATCCCGTTCCGCATGCCCTTCCGGGTACTGGGCCTCGATCCTGGCTCGCCGTTCGTTTCGCACCGATTGCGTCAGGGTCCGCACGCGCTGAATCATTTCTCGGTCTTGCTCGGCCCTTGCCGGTGTTCGTTCGGGCATCAAGGCTCGTTGTTCGGGTGTCATGTTCGTTTCCATTTCTGTCTGGCGCTTGTTCTACTCTGATTCGTTGCTGCGTCAAGCGTTATGTCATTCTGTCGATCAGTTGGATCAGGTAGGTTTTGTCCACTGCCGTTGCCGATTTCTCCTTCATTTTGTCCAGCAGTTCCTTGAAGTAGGCCACGTCAACGCCCGTCAACTGCTCCTCCAGCGTTGCGTAGTCGTTGAAATCGAGCGCAGCGCATTGCATCACGATCTTGAGCAACTGGCCTGCCCCGATAGTCCACCCACGCTCGATGAACTTCCGGACGCGGAACACCGATGCCACCGGGTACTTGCTCCCGATGTAGCGCAGTTCCTTCGTCATGATGCACTCCAACGCTTGCTGGTTCAGCGTAACGCGACGCTGCCAACTGGTCCAGTAGTTGGTGCAATGCACGAAGTCGTAGTTCTCGTGGATTTGGGCCGGGTCCCCGTAGAACCTGACCACAATCTGGATCTTGTCGGAGAGAGTGATTGCATTCGATGTCAGCCAGATTGGCCGGTATCGCTCCTTTTCGTCTTCCTTCTTCTCTTCCGCCTTGTCGGGTTCGGTCGCACCATCCAACACCTTCTTCACTTCCTCCGACACGACGCTGCCTTCGATGTCGTTTAGGTATTCGGATGCGTTGCCTCCCTGCTCAAAGTATTCGTAAGGCTTGCTCTCGTTCTGGCTCCCGGCAATTCCGGCGCTCTTGACAATGATTTTGACGCGCTCGTCTTCCCTGGTCTCGACGTAGATTTCAACTTCCTTGCCGTTGTGGAAGCGTGGCGATTTCGTGGCCTTGAACTGCTTGACGTAGTACGCTGCCACCGCTGCCGCCGTCTCCCGGTTGCGGAAGTAGAAGTCGAAGTCGTTGACCTTGTTCTCGGTCAGCAACGTGACGATTGCCCCGCCCGTCAGGATCGTGTTCTGATCTACCATCTTCCGCAGGCCTTCGTCCGTGATGCTTCGGCACCATGCGTCGAACTTCCGGCAGATGATCATGTTTGCGACTCGGGTTTTCATTTCAGTTTCAGCTTGTTGATGATGTTGGTTTCCACTTCGAATATCGAGAGCCTCGCTCGCATCGGCACGAACGGGAGTGCTCGTGCGTTCGCGAACTTCAATCCGCACGGCCCGTCGAACCAGCGGCTCGCGCTCCGGTCAAACGTGATGCCCGTCATGTCCACCATCCCGATGATGCCGCCCGTCAGCAGTTCGTTCATCGCCGGAATCGCCACCTCGCACCTCGCCACGTTCACGGCCCACCAGCACGCCTGTTCGTACTCGCGCTTTAGCATGGTGCTGCTTGCGTGGATCAGGAGCGGGCCACGGTAGGGATGGGTCCACGTTCGATTCTCCACGTCCTTGCCGGCGTGCAGAATCATCCAGGCCCATGGTTGCCGAATCGAAATGCACTTCATGCGTTCTTCCTTTGATCCATGTACTGCACGCACTCCTGCCACAACAACTCCGTCTCCTTCACTCCGTTTACTCTGGTTTGATTCACGGCGCAATCCGATGTTCGAATCATGCACACCGCGAACCCTGCGTAGAAGGCGTCTTGCAATCCTTCCCATTGCACAGGTTCGCACCCGTCCGGGTAGCTTGCCTGCATCATGCGAATGAACTCGTCGCGGAGCGTGGTCATGCTTCCTGCCTTCTGGTTTTCTTGATGTCCATGTACTTCGCGTAAGCCTCGCTCTTTGGTTGGGTCAGTCCAAGCCCCTTGCACCAATGGTCGTTCCGGAGAATCACTTTGCACAGCCTTCTCCATGAAGGTGCCCAGTGCTTATCCTCAAGCACCTTCGGGGCTTCGTCCGGGATGCCGTTCACGTACCCTCTCCCTTTCCATCCCGTGATGAACGATTTGAACCTGCCTACGTAGTGCTCTCTCGTTTTGTTGGGCAGTGTGTTGAGCAGTAGGTTGCAGAAGCTCTTCCACGTATGCCCGTCCGGTTTGCTGATCTTGTTGTACCCTGTGATGTTCCCGGTTTCCTGCACGTACAACGATCCGCTGTTGGCTCCGCTCACCCTGGTTACCAGCTTGAACCACGTCTTTGGCTCCAGAATGTGGTACAGCCAAAGCCCCCTCCTCTGGTCGTCACCGTACGGTTGGCACAACCGCATCTGACTGATCGTAAGCCCTGCTTGGTGCATTCGGTCGTATATTTCGTTGTGCGGTTTTTCGGGATAGTGCGCGTGATACCTCCAAATGTCCTCCGTTTTCCAGTCGTACACTGGATACACGTTGTAGAGACCTTCCTCCACTTTGGTTGTAAACAGCTTGCCTCCGTGGCATTCCTTCTTCCTGCTCGTCACGGTCCGAAATCGGTTAAGGCTCTCGTCTGCCCTGATTCCGACGAACCCACAGCAATCCTTGCCTTGTCCATACCAGACGCCAAAGAGGACCATAAACTCCTCGAACTCCATTCTTTCCTCGAAGAAGTCGAAGTGCTTGGGGTCCGTTATGACGCCTTTGCGCTTCGGCACTTCTCGCACCCACTCCACACCCGGCTCCCAGCAGCACCACCTCGGGTTGAATGCGCTCACGGCATTCCTGAGCAGCATCGGTAGGCATACCCAATGAAGTTCGATGTTCTTTTCGTACATGTCGAACATCTCGTTGGCGTGCTCTATCGTTTGACTGTACTGCGCCTCCAGGTCTATCAGCAGCACTCCTACGGTTCGGCCGCGCTTGATCGCCTCATCCATCACAAGATGGAACATGACGCTTGAGTCTTTGCCTCCCGAGAAGCTGATGTAGATTCGTTCGAAGTTGTCGAACGCATACGCCACCCGTTCGCGTGCTGCCGTAAGCACGTCTTTTTCTGAGTATCGCTTGATGCTCATCAGTACAGGTTCGCTTCGGTTTTGGATTGCGCGGCATCCATGGTCAGCTCCGGTTCGCTTCGGCCTTTCAGCCACTTGTTGAGAGCCCACAGAGCGGTGTAGTCCGCAATGTTTTGCTCCTCTTTTGAGAGCAGATGGAACCCGCCCCTGTAACAGGAAGGCAGCCCTTTAGCGATGCACGCCGAAGCCTGCCCAAGCCATGCGATTCTGTTCATGTTCTCGTTGGACAGGTAGTGCTCGCATGAGTTCGGCCATTCCTTGAGCACGCGCATGAGAGCGTCTCTAAACTCCTCTCCGTTTTTCAGGAATGCAGCGTACTCGGCTTCGCACTTGTCCTTGTCTGCCGTTTTCCTTCCGTTCGGCTTGTCGTTGTAGAACCCGGCAGGGTAGCACTCCCACTTGTCGTACGTGTGGAATATTCGTTTCATCAGTCCTCCAGTTTTGTTTCTGATTCTTCGTCAACGAAGTCCTCGACATCCCAGGATTTCGAGAAGTCTTGATCCTTGAACATTTCGGCGAGCCCGGTGATTTGGCAGAGCCGCAGCACTTCGTCGGGGTCCATCCCAAGCTCACGGCTGATCTTGTCGTCTGACCAGTTCCGACGCTTTAACTCGACCACGATGTCCGACATCGACTCGACGCGATGCTTTCCGCGTGCCCTGTTGTGACGAATCGTCGCCGCGATACGGTCTCCCTTGTCCGTTCTCCCCTCGTTGATCTCAACCACTGGAAGGTAACCGTGAACCCTTTCGGCCACTTCTTTCGATTCCTTGCCAACCCGATTTCGGTGGAAGCCGTCCACCACCTCGTTTCGGCCTTCCGTTTTGAACGTGACGATGGGCTGTGTGTATCCGTCTTCCAGAATGGACACCTTGAGCAGTTCCATTTCGGGCGGAGCCACGCTGTTTGGGTTGTAGTCGTTGGCTTGAATCCTGTCGTTCCTGACCCACAACACACAGTCCACAGGCTCGCTTGCGAACGGCGATACCTTGTGCAAGGCCCGCTTGATTTCGTTTATCGCCTCGATTCGTTCCGCAATAGGTAGCTCGGCGAGCTTTTGCACTTCGTCCAATATTCCGCTGGATGATTGATTTCTTTTACATTTAGGTTGTGGCGCATCTTGCAGTCCTAACGGTAGCTCTGTTTCTTGCATTGTTTGGTTCCTTTTCTTCTAATCGCAACACCCGCAGCACGGTGCATTTTCGCATCGGCCGTTGGTGTTGCGGATTTGATGTCCTCCGCCTGCTTTCGTCAAGCTGAATACTCGCGCCGTTCCGTCCTGACACACTCGATGCACGATTCTTTTTTCGATTTTGTTCGGCGTGATGGTGCCGCCGGCCCTCAATTCCTTTTCCTGCTCGTGCGTGATCTCGGCCACCCACTCGACCGCTCCGCCGTGGGCCGGCACGTAGCAACCGCACACCGCGCAAACTCCTTCAGTCGTGGTAGTCATGCGAGTTTTATCGGCTTGGATCCGGTTCTCGGATGCCGAACTCGTTATTGTCTGTTTCGCTTGGCGGGTATTTCCTGCGGCAACTTTTGATCGGATAATGCCACACGTTGTTGTTCTCGATCCTCACCGGGATCGCCAGCGGTAGGCACTCATCTCCCACGACGACTCCTGTCCCGACGTACCGTTCGCAGTTTACCAGCACTTCGGTTCCTGGCTGGAAATGTTTGGCCTTCCAGTCGTTCAACCGTTTGAGAGCCGCTTCCGCCATGTCGGCTGGATGTGGGTAAATCTGCCGCACAAGGTTTTCGAGGCTTGGATGTCCTTCGTAAATGCTCTTGGAGTCTCTCTTTCGACGGTGCGCCGCTATGGTAATGCCCTGAGGATTGCCACGGTTTATTTCGATTCGCACACACCGTTCGTGTGCCAGCAAAACCAGCGTTGTCAGCCTGTTGAAGTCCCACGTTGAGAGGTCTTGGCTCCAATGGATGCTTACGCCCCGCCCGAATTCTTTTGGCATAGGCAGATGATGGAAACCGTGTGCCCAGTCTCCAAGCATCCGAATACAGTATTGCTGATCCTCGTTGAAGTTCTTCAGTTGTCCTTCGTGCATCATCTTGGTCATGTCTTTTTCCTCCAGGCGAACGACACAAGGTTTCGCATGATCCAAAGGTGCCGCAGGTTCGCCACGTTCACCACGTCTCGCGCCCTCGGGTACACCTCGACCGCGTCGCACCCAGCGAATCCGCACCCGTCCTTGATGCCCTGCAACTCCTCCCAGCCGATGTCCGCTCGCCATTGGCCGTTGTCGTCGATCTCGGTCCGGCACACCGACAACCGCATTTCGACACCTTCCTCGCGAAACCCTTGCACGAGAAACTGACTCGATCTCCACACCTTGGCCGGTTTGCTCTCGCACTCGGGCCAGAGTTCTTTCGGCACTTCCGTCATGCCGATGCCGTACAGCGCATTGGTTTCGCGCAGATGTTTCCGCGCCAGCGAGAGCCTTCGTTTCCACTCGCGCTTTCCGAGTTCGTTCCTGTCGCCGAGTAGTTGCGTCTTCATGGTTTCTTCAGGATTCGCACCGTCACGTTCCGTCTCCCAAACCGTTTCGCTTCCTCGTGGCTCACCATCAGCACGTCCCACACCCCGTCATGCCGTCGCGCCGTCCTGTCCTCCACCCTCCTGCGGAATCGTCCGTACCCCGGCACGTCCAGCAACACCACCGTTCCGAACGGGACGCTGCGCGGAGCCGCAATCGTTAGCCCAACCCGTGGCACCGTCCCGCTCGCCGTCAATCCGCCCTCTCGTCCGCAGCAAATGGCGCACACACAGTACGCCGTTGCCCAGCCCTTCACGCCTTGCGCTCCAGTTGTTCGGCCCGCTCCATCCTGGCCATTCGGTCGAACCGTTCTTCCGCGTCCCGGCTCGATTCGTCCCACTCGTTAATGTAGACGCGGAGCCATCCGTTAACCACCTTCCCGACCCGTTCCGCGTGGTCCAACATGATGCAGTAGACTCGCGGGTTGATCGTGCTGTAGGCGAACAGGAACTTGCCACCGTGCCGCTTCACTTCGGCCAACGCCGGAACGAACACCGGAATGCACCCGTCCGCCTGCTCGGGTTCGTTCTCGTAAAAATCGAAGTAGAACGCCTTGCCTTGTAGCTCGCCGTAGAACTCGCCTGCGATTTCGATTTTCTTTCTCATGGTCGTTTCTGTATGTAGTTCGGCTTTTTAACCCCATTGCTCCGCCATCGCGCTAGCAATGCCTGGATACGTCTGACTCCGCAGCCGCGCACGGTTGGGGCTTGGCCCGAGGCGGTTCTGGCCTGAGTCGGTTTGGTTAGCCCATCGCGCCACAGGCTTCCCATTGACGACCACGATCCGACCCGGGACGTGGAGAGTCGGAACCAGCTTGGGCAGGCCACGGAGCCACAGCCCTGTCAGCTTCGATGCGTCGTCCCCGAATTGGTACGGCTGGATCCATTGGTCCGCCGGCCGGATCCGCGAACCAATCAGGCCCACGGGATTCTCAACAGCCACCCGTGCAACCGGCGCGTCGAGGCACATGCGCGCAAACTCCAACGCCTGCTCAGTGAGTGCCGCCCGTTCGGGCCGGCGGCGGTTCCAATGCAGGCCGGATCCACACAGGTAGGTGCATGGCGGGTGGAGGATGGCAAGGTCCCAACCTCGTCGGAGCACGTCAATGACATCGCCCTGCATATGCCACGGGCTGCCATCGTCTGCCGGTTCGAAGTCGCAAGACCAAGCGGTGTGCCCGCGTGCTCTAAATGCCTCACGCACCACGCCGCTACGCTCGCATCCAACGAGGACCTTCATTGATTGGCCTTTGCTTTTGCTGAGGCTGCGTGCTTGCGAAGGCTTTCGGCCGTGTAGCCGTTGACCGGCTTGCCTGTCGCCTCAGCCTTGGCTGCCATCGCCTCAAGCTGCGCGGCATTGCGTAGGTACTTAACCCGAACGTTTTCAACCGGGACGCCAAACATTTTGGACACGACGGTTGGCGATGGACCTCGAACTGCGGAGAATGGGTCGGTTTTCATTTGGTTTCCTTTCGACGTGCGTACTGTTGCGCGAATCTGGTGCATTGGTCAAGTGTGTTTTTGCTGTGCGGTGCCTCGCATCTCGGGGCCATGCCTTTGCCACTCCGCTCGTAGCCCAGCCTTGCCTTCGCTCAACATTGCCCCGCCGCTCGTCGGATTTGGTTTGTGGTTTCTCCGAGAAATCTCCCGCGCACTGCATTGCCCGAGGGGATCGGTCAACACTCCAGATTGGACTCATGCGCGGGATGTGGGGTTGCTGGCAGAAATCAGACCGTTTCGAAGAACTCGTCCACGTTCGGGCGCTTGGGCCAGTTGGTAATGACCCCGCATGCGTCGATGTTCATGATGATGTAATCCCCGTACTCCCCGGGGATCAGACCGTGCGGAACGTAGTCGAATTCCATTTTCGCCACTTCCTTCCCGCTGGCGTCGCGCAAGGTGTACTCGCCTTCATCGCACACCTTCATGTGGACGTTCGCCACGTAGTTCGGCCAGTTGCGGATGGTTCCGGTGTCAATGTCCACCGTAATGGCCCAAACGTCTCCCGACCGCTTCGGGAAGTCGTACGGCATGTCCTCGTTTTCAAATCGGACCGGAACCTTGATGTCCACTGTCGCGATTTCGATTTCTACTCGCTGCATTACGGTCGCTTTCATTGTTCCGTTTCTTTCGCTGCAATGTTTCGTGTTGCGCTTTCGACAAGTGCTAACGGGAGTTGCTTGGCGTACCGTCGCACAAGCCTCGCTCCCAACACAACTTGTTTGTCGCTCAATCTTCCGCGCATCGCCAAGTCCTTCCCGATTGCGCTGTCCAGCTTGTTGAACCCCGCCCCGTCGATCTTCCGCGCCCCGTCGCACGACCCAGCTAGCGATTGCAGGGCCAACCGCACGGCATGCCGTTGTTCGTCCGTCACGAGCAAAGCGTGGTCCTCAAGCTGTTTCCGGGTCGCCAGCGGCTTCCATTCCTTCGCGACAATCGGCGGCTCTTCCATCACCCGAGCCTTCGTCATGGCGTCCAGCGCACGCTCCGCAAGCTCGGCCTTCGCGACGCACGTCTTGCCCATCTGCGCGTCAATCGTTCCTGGCACAACGCACACCTGAACCGTGACGTTGTCCTTCTGTCCGATCCGGTGTGCGCGATCTTCGCATTGCACCATTTTCGATGGCACCCAATCGAACTCATGGAAAACGACAAGCGTTGCTGCCGTCAGTGTCAGTCCCTCGCCCGTTGCTCGGATGCTTCCGAAGAACACGCGGCACGTCGGATCCGTCATGAACCGATGCACCCGCTCGTCCCGCAACGCCTGCCCGTGCGCCCCGTGGACCAAGACCGACTCCGACCGAAACGCCGCGTGCAACACTTCCAACGCTTCCGTGTGATGCGCGAACACCAACACCTTCCGAGTCTCCTCCAGTTGCTCCCGCAAATGCTCAATCATCTGCCCCACCTTTGCGACTGCCGTTTCCTTCCGGATTCGCGCCATCTCGGCGAACTCGAATCCGCTCACTTCCTTCAATCGTTCGATGGCCTTTTTGTATTCGTCCTCGTTGTCGCCAGCCCGTGCCACAACCAACGCCGCCTGTGCCGCCGTCCTGTCTGTCTCGGTCTTGGCCAGCACTTCCTCCTCTTGTCGGATCAGATGCGCCATGCCTTCCGCGCTGAACTCCACGACGGTCCTGGTCTTGGGCGGCAGTTCGGTCAGCACGTCCTTCTTGAGCCTCCGGATCATGATGTTCTCGCGGAGGTACTGTTGAAGGTTCGCCAATCCATCCTGGCTCGCCTCCGTCATGCCCGCGCCCGGGACGTACCGCATGCCAGCCAACTTTTGCAGGGCCGATTTGCTCCGGAACTTCTCGCGATCCAACCAATGAAGTACGGGGAACATTTCTTCGATACAGTTCTCAATCGGTGTCCCGGTCAGCGCCAGTTTGCACTTTGCCGGGATTCCGCTGGATGCCAACTTCGGATCTTCTTCGCGCTTCGGTTTGTATCCGAATATCGCTTTCGTTCGTTGCGCTGTAGCTGACTTCGCATTGTGACATTCGTCTACGATTACGCAGTCCCAGTTCCTTTCGTTGAGCCGGTTCTGGTACTTTTTGCAAATGTCAAAGTTGATGATTACCACGTCGGCTGTCGGGAATTCCTTGTCGGCAATTCCGACCGTGAGATTCCGGTTGACCAGCCACTTCCTGCACTCCCGCCACCAGTTAATTTTTAGCCCGGCCTTGGTGATTACCAAAATATTTGTCCATTCCTGATGCGCGTTGCATACTCCGATTGCTTGGATAGTCTTACCTAATCCCATGACATCCCCGATCAGCGTCGAGTTTCGTTTCGTTGCGTACGCGATGCCTGCCCTTTGGAACGGCATGTAGGCCAGCCCTTCGGGGCACGGCACGTCAATCTCCGCGTCGTTCGCCCGGCTCGCATCCACCGCCGCCTTCCGTTCGCTCGCGATCTCGGCCGGAATCTCGCGCCACCACGTTGCCTCCCAATCGCCGCCTTCGTAGTCGTTCTTCCCCACGCCAATGCCGGCTGCCTTCAACTGCTCTTTGCCAGCCCTCCAAGCGTTCCAAAACCGTTCGCTGTGCTCGTCGCCGTTCAGCTTGCACTTCCGCAGGATGCGAGGCCCGTACTTGGTCGGAACCTCGCGAGCCGTTCCCCACTGGAGCAACGCCTCAAGTTGCGCGATGATTTCTGGCGCGAGTTGCATGCTCCTAGAATTGGTGAGCTTCGGCCTCGGCTCGCGTAATGTAGAAGTGAATCCCGCCAGCGCACTCTTGCCATCGGTCTTCGCACCACGCATCGCATCGCACGGTCAGCCCTGGGCTGTATTTCGTTCTTACATCTCGATCCGAGTATCCTTCGCCTTCCAGCACCTCCACGAATTCTGCGCGGCACTTGCGGCCCGATGCGTTAGATCGGCGAGCGTTTGGTGGAATTCTCAGTTTTACGATTGCTCCTCCCCTGACTTTTTTCCATCCAATCAAATCGCCTTCGGGCAAAATGATTATTTGAGCAATGGCCGTTTCCGCATTTTTGGCACCACTCAGGTCGGCACCACTCAGGTCGGCACTCCTCAGGTCGGCACCACTCAGGTTGGCACTCCTCAGGTTGGCACCACTCAGGTCGGCACTCCTCAGGTTGGCACCACTCAGGTTGGCACTCCTCAGGTCGGCACTCCTCAGGTTGGCACTCCTCAGGTCGGCACCACTCAGGTTGGCACCACTCAGGTCGGCACTCCTCAGGTCGGCACTCTTGCCCGCTTCGCGGCCTTGCAGCCACATTGCATGGGCTTCAAGGATTTGTTTGAGTTCTTCCGGCGTTGGTTTCATTCGGTTTTTCTTTCGACGTGGCTAGACTGCATTGGTCCTGTGCATCGGTCAAATGCTTTTTTGCAGTTCTTCGACCGTCACCGTGACGCCCGGCTTACCTCGCGTTGTCGTCTGCCCGTACTGCCACAAGATCCTCCCGTCCTTGTCCTCCAGGCCCAAGCTGGCGGATATCGCGTCCACCAAAGGCTTCAGGCTCGCCTTCAGGTTGTCGTGCTCGTCCATCAGCTTCCGACTCCTGACGTGGAGCGTGACGCAAACTCTCGGCGAAGCGTCAGGATCAGTTCTCCCGCCTGACTTCCGACCCGTGTTGCTTCCTGCCACGCCAGTCCCGCCCGTTTCCTGTGCCGATGACTTGCGCTCCAATGCTCGCCCCGCGTTCGGTTCGGGGACCTGGGAGCCCAATCCACCACGCACGCGGCTTGGGTGACTCCACCCGTCTCCCGTCTTGATCCAGTGGCTTGGGACATGCGCTGGCCTGTTCACAACACGGGAAGCAATCGTTGGCCGTTCAACAACTCGATCAGTTCGGGCATCGTGATGTCGCGAGTCGATTCCGTGCGCCCGTGTTTCTTGCGAACCTTCAGGACGTTGTGTTTTGGGTCGTAACAGAATCGCCAGATTTGCGAGCCGATGGTCGTTTCCCAACGAGCCATTCGGGAGCGTGGTCCCCGTTTCGGTCTTTTCGCGGGGGTTGATTGTGGCCTCGCTTCCAGCCCGCTCGCCTCTGGGGCCACAACTGGCTCCCGTAGTGGACTGGCTTCGGTTCCTTCGTGTCGCTCGGTTGTCTGCGTTTCCATGCTTCCTTTTCGGCCTCAGTGTGGGGAATGAACTTCACCATGGTCTCGTTGGTTTCGGGGTTTCGTCCGGCACATTCCAAAGTCCTTTCGCGCACAGGAACCCTTCACGGCGCGATCTTTCCGGGTTGTTTCCAATCCATGCGTGACACTCGCGGCACACCGCTCTCCAGTGACGCCAATCGAGCAACAGCGTCCCGCTTCGGCCTCGGGTATGATGGACATCCTGAGTCGGTCGTTGGTTGCATCGTTGACACTCCGGATGGGTCCGCTTGAACCTCCTGACAAGCCTGAAATATTCTACCTCCCGGTCCGGCTGTTCCGGTTCCATTTGTTCCGGGAATGCAGTGGTCCACAGGGCTTTGGGTCTCGGCTCTTTTCGTCTCGCGATCACGTTTCGTTTCCTCTCGCTTCATTGCCACGTAACGGGTCCACCATTCCAACGCGCTGTATTCCCTCACGACCTTGACGTGCCAACAGGCCAGTCGTCTGTCTGGCTTTGCTCCGCGCTCAAGCAATCCCGCGTAGTGAATCCCGAAGTCTTCGCACCCGCACTTTCCGTTTCCTCCGTACCACGTCATGTCCACCCGATGACGAATGCTTGGCCGGCTCCTGCTTTGCACCCAATACACGCCAAACTCGCCTTCGACAGGTTCGACGACCGGGAGCAATGTCGGTTTCCTTTTCACTCGCAATATCCGCTCATGCACTTTGCCCCGTCGTCGTCTTCCTGAAACATGAAGTCAAATCCGGATTGAACGCCTCCGCGTAACGTCTTTGACCATCGTACCACGTCGTCGATTGTTCCGATTGTATATTCGACTCCTTTGCGATTCGTGTATCGTTTAGAATGCTGGGCATTTGGAATTGCTGTAGCCGGAAAAAAAGTAGCGATTCCCGCGTGTGGTCTGGCTAATCCTACTAGTCTCTCCCATTCTCTGTACTCGTCTATTACTTCCGGTCGCTTTTTTGCGGTCCTTCGCACGTCTTCTTTTCCGCTCATGCAGCACAGTCTGCACCCGACGCGCTTCCATCCCTGCTTATACAAAGGATTGATTGGTATTCCCCATTCTTTATGCGCGTCCCAAACGTCTCCGATTGACCAATCAAGCAACGGGCGCCTCACCTTAGACTTCATTGGTTCGCTGTAATCCCATTCGTCCAACATTGATCGTTGCACGGATTCATCGCGGCGAACGCCGCTGTGAGAAATCACTTCGTAGCCATCGAGCCACAGCTCTTGAATATAAGCGATGCTTGGACGGATCTTAAGCCAGTCGGTACAGAATCGAGCCATGGAAGAAGGAAAGCGTTGCTTCCAAATGGCCAACCGAAGAAAACCCATCGACTTCATCCACCGTACCGGAGCGACGCCCCTAGCCTGACCGTACGCATCCAAGGCACGAATCTGTTCGTATACCTCCGGATATTCGTTCTCCGTGTCAGCAAATGAACCTCGGATTGATTCAATCGAATAGCCCGACTCGTTGATTGCCCACCCCCACAAAGCCGTCGAGTCTTTGCCTCCGCTCAACCCAAAATGGTTTATGGTTTTTGACATGGGGATTCACGCGGCCGGCTTCTCGGGTTCGTCCTTGATGGTCACGACATGGTACGCCACGACGCTCGGAACAATGCCCTTGATTTGCTGCTCAAGCTGGTCATTCGTCATTGCGAAATACTTCGCATCGTCCATCGGTAGGATCGCCTTCCATTCTTTCAACGTGTGATGCCCTGCGTACGCCAGCACAACCCTGGTCGGGCACGGCGGGAGTTGGCGTTCCAGCCACTCGATTTGTTCCTTTGTCGCGTTCTTCAGCATACTGCTTTCGGTTGGTGTTTCGGTTTGTCGCGCCAATCGTAAACGTGCGCGTAAATCTTCGTCCCTCGATTCGCCCCAATCGGAACCCACAACACGTTCACGGCCTTCCCAAGCGCGGCCAGTGCCGGGTGCCCCTCAAGGTTGCCTTCGACGTGGCAGAACGTCTTGACGCTGTAGCCTTCCTTGTGGATCTCGCTGTGCGCCGTTGCCGGAACTTCGAACACCTGCTCGCACACGTCCCGCAACAGGTTCTCGGCCGGTCGCAGGTCAGCGTTCGGATCGGGTGCAACGCGCATGTAGCGCGCTTCCGGTTCCTCGTTCGGAATCATCCGGTCCACCCGCGTCTTGATCCCGCTCCCCGTTGCCATCAGGCCAAGCAAATCGGCCAGCGCACAAATCACGCTCCCTCGATCTCCCACGAGCCTCTTGGTGTCGCACGGATTCGCTTCAAACGACACGACGCAAACGCCTGGGCTTTGGTCCACCAGCATCTTCATCTGTTCGGGCACGCGGCAGATTTCCAACGCCACGCGCTCCAACAATCGCAACGCTGAGTCGAGCCGGTTTTCGTTCATCAGTCCTCGCCTCCCGTCGTGTCTTCCATTGGGAGCCCCGGTTGCTTCGGGTCCTCGCTCGTGTAGGTCCTGCTGTCCCGCGTCGCGTTGCTGAAGCTCAAGCGCACGACCACGATGGGAGCCGATTGGCTCGTGTCGATCTTGGCGGAGAACCGCACCGTCACCTTGTTGCCGTCGCTTTCGCTGAGAAGCTCGGTGAGTTTGTCCGCATGATCCTTGAACAGGTCCGACACGCCTCGCGTGATGTTGTCGTGGATTTCCTGCTCGGCTTCCGTCATGCCTTCCAGTTTGACTTTCTTTCGTGCCATGTTCGCCCTTTCCTTCGTTTTGGTTTCCCGCTTGCGTTAGCTCTTTACTCTTTTACTCCACGCTTTGCAACGTGCTTCTTCCGATTGTCCGGTCTCGAACTCTCGGCCGTGATCTTGATCCAGTGCATCACGACTTCCCGCAACCTGTCCGCCATCCTGGGGCCGAGCACCGCCGCGAACTCGTCGTTGCCAATGTTCGTCGTCATGACGGTCGGTCGCCGGTTCCCATACCGTTCATCCAGCACTTCGTGGAGCTTCGGGATTTCGTCCTTCCCGCCAACCGACAGGCCCACGTCATCCAACACGAGAAGGCCCGTTTGCTTCGCGAGCCGCACGGCATCGGGAGCGTAGTGATCGTCGTACCGTGCCCGTAGCGCCGTCAGGAAGCTGCCCTGCGTCCACCACCTTGCCGTTCCGTGCGCCTGGATCGTGAGCCGCAACAGGCCCGCCGCAATGTGGCTTTTGCCGTTGCCGTACGATCCGCTGAGAATCACGAACGGAAACGCATCCCGATTTTCCAGCCATTGGTTGACGTACCGTGGCACCTGTTGATCGGCCGGGTTGCGAGGTTCCCATGTCTCGATTCGGCAGCCCAGCAGGTTCTCCGGAACGCCAGACGACTTCATGCCGGCCCGCGTGTCGCACTCCTGGCACCGTTGCCAGCGCAGTTCCAACGTCTGGATTGTCGCGGCAGTCGTGGCCGTCAGGTCCAGCTTCACGGGAGTTGCGCAGTCGTGGCACGTCGCCACCCATTCGGCCCCTCGGAATCGTTCGTCCAACATCGCTTTGATGCGGTCCGTTCGTTCCTTTGCCTTGGCTATGACGCGCTCCATCGCCTGCTTCACTTCGGTTGTGTCATGGTGCATTCGACTCCTCGTTTGTCCTGTTGTTTCGCGGCCCGTTGCTCGCGCTGCAAGTCGCGTTCCTTCTGTTCCTCCTCCAACATCGCAAGCCATTCAGCTCCCAACGGATTCTTTTCGGTTGCGCCGGTCGTCCGTTGTTCCTGCGCCAATTCTCCGCCCGTCTCGTTCCAAAGTTTTGCGAGCGATGGAAGCGTCAGAACCCGCTTGCAGTTCCATCCTTTTGACCGCGTGCATTGGTCAAAGCGTTTGGCCACTTCTTCCGGAGTGACACCCGACGCGATGAGCGATTGTGCCGCCAGAACGTCCTTCGTTGCATCTGGACGATACGGGGACCCACGGAACCGTTCACCATACACCTGCGCAAACGATTGAATCATTCGCTTCGCATCCTCTGACGGTTCCAATGGGACAGAACGTTTGCGACGAGAACGAACCAATGGGTTTCCCCCAACGGGGGGTAGGGGGGATTGTTCTTCTGTTCTTACGGTTGTTCTTACAGATAGTTCGGGAGGACGTTTCGTCCTTTCGGGAGTTTGCGTTTCGTCCTGCACGGAAGGACGTTTCGCGCTTTCGGGAAAGGACGCGCTTTTTGGGGCTTTTTCTTTCCACTCGATCTCCAACTTTTCGGCGTCAACCGCGTAGAAAGTTCGGTGCTCAAGTCGGCGATGCTTGACCGTCAGGATGCCTTTCAACCGTTCCTTTGCGGTCTCAATGTTGCGCTCCGAAAGACCCGTTTCGTCCATGATGCGCTCCACCGTAGCCTCCACCGTTCCGCCCGTGTCGCGTGACTTCCAGATGATCCAGCACAGAAGAATTGCTCCGGTTGGCGTGAACACCTTGGCCAAGTCTGGCGAGTACGTGAACCAACGGACATCGGAAAGGTAGTCGTGAAGTCTCATGAGTAGCCAAACGAAAAGCCCCCGGAAGGACGACGACGGTGAGAACGAGACGGCAACCAAGTCTCGCCGGATTGCTCCGGATCGCCGACGCCCTTCCGGGGGCTGTTGTTCTGCTTCTTCATGGTTGCCATGTCTCCGCCATCCTGTCGGTTCTCACGCCTTCAGGACGCCACCACGTTGTTCCCCGCTTCGCCCGGGTTGCAATCCGATTTGCTCAATCGTTCCATGACGCCCTCAAAGAACGCCACAAATCGGTCGTATCGCATCCGGTACTCTCGGTCCGTCGCAAGCAACGAGACGCACGACTTGAACCCGTGCAGCACGCTTCCGTGATCCTTGCCCAGTTGCCGTCCTGCTTCCGACGATGAAATGCCGTGGTCCAGCAACACCTTGTAAACCGCCATTCTCGGCATCACGAACCTCATGGGGCGGCGTTTCCCTTTGATGTCGTCGGGCGTCACGTCCCACTCGCGACACGCCGCCACTATGGCAATCCGCGCCATGCTACCATCGGACTCTTCATCGTGGTCCATCGGCAACGCCATGACCGTCCCTCGCGTCGTGTTCACCCGCACCACCTCCCAATCGTCCGGGTACTTGCTGGCGGCCTCGCGCAACTCCGCGATGGTCATGCCGCCTCCAATCGTAGGACCGCCCTGGTGGCCGCTTCCGCAAACGTCACGAGGTCCTGGCAGCGGTACTCCGGTTCCGCCACGAACTCCCAGCCGCCGAACTGCCGGCACCGCTTCAGGCTCCCCACCTCCACCTTGCTATCGGCCCGCTTGATCCGCACCCGATCCCTCGACGTTCGCAACGCTCGAAAGCGTGCTGACTGCGCTATGATCTCGTTTCTCATGCCTCAACCTCCACGTAGCACGGGAGCCACGTATTGCCGCCGTCGATGGAGCGTTCGATTCCATCGTTCATCAGTCTTTCGTACTTCTCTTCGCCTGGAATCATGCTCGGACCAATCGCCCCAAGTCCACTCGGTCGAGCCCACAGAATCGCTTGCCAGTGAGTGCACCCTTCCGTTCTCACCACCGTCCCAGGAGGAAAGTGCTCCGGTCCGCACGGCACCCGCTTCGTCGCCTTGGCAACCGGAACCTTCGCGACGGGTGGCGTGATGGGGACGCGGAAGGTGCCGATGGAGTGTTTATAGAGCGTGAATGCGTAACCGCTTGGAACTCGATCCCACTTGTCTGTGCACCACCACTCGTTGGCTCCAGTCGCATTTTCGCCAACGTTGAGCAACCTCCACCCCTCCCCTACCTGCCCATTGGTCAGCCCGTCCGGGTTGTGCCCTTCGGCAAGGCAGGACTCCCATGGGAGGAGGATGTCCATGTTGGACTTGGTTCCGTCTTGCCATAAACGGCCATTGTTTTGCACTTCGAGGAATCCGTATCCATCCCCCCAAAAAACAGAGCGTTTTCTTGATGCGATGAACTCGCCTTTGACTCCGTTTCTGTTGACCCCAATCGTCCCTGGCTTCTGCTTCGACCAGTCAACTTCTTTTGGTTCCTTGTTCATTCGTTTCCTTTCGCGTTCCGTCCTCCGACTTAGCGCACCGGCAGCCTGCTAGGTTATCGGTGCGCCCAGTCCGTAGACTGGAATGCAATCACACGTTGGTTCCGTCTTGTTCGCTACTTCATGCTGCCTCCTTGGTTCGGGTTTCGTTCGCCGGATCGCTCCGGGAAATCACAGGTTGATCGTCACGATTCCATCCGCGTCCGGTGCCGGCGTCGTGCTCGCCCCAATCAAGATGGCCTGCGTGATGGTCCCGTTCTCCACAAGTTCCTTCACGCGCACCAACACGTTCCGCCGTCGCTCGTCATCCAACCGGCCGAACTCGTCCAGCACGACCAACTTGAACCGCGCCGTCCTGGCCAACGCAAGTCCAAATGCCGCCATCCCAATCAGTTCCTCCGTCCCGCTGAAGCTGCGCCACGGAATCCACGACCCCATTGGCACGTTCCGACCTGCCTTCCGGTCCTGCTCCGACACGCACCGTCCAAGCTCTCCATCCCGGAACTCCAGCGGCGAGTTCAACAACCCATCCGTGAAGGCTCGCGACAACGCCAGCACCTTGCCGAACGCCTTCTCGCTCCACTTCCCAACCAGCCCCATCGGGATCTTGATGGACTGAGTCAGGCAATCCAACTCGCACCGCAACCGGATCAGCTTCCCTTCGCGTTCGTTCCGCCGGTTCAGCACGTCCTGATAGTTCTTCCACGCCGCACCGTTCACAGCCTCTCGGTCCAGTCGTTGCTGAATGGTCGGCAGTTCTTCCAGCGCCTTGTTGAGTTCGGCGATTCGCTCGTCCCGGTTGGCCATTGCGTTCCGGTCGCTCGCCGCGTGCTCCTCGATCAGCCGTTCCAACTCGACCTTCCGGGCCTGTTGTTTGGTTGCCAAGTCCACCGCCATCTCGCTTTCGGCCACGCGCATGTCGTACGCGCTTTCGATCTCGGCGAGGTCCTCGATCCGGTTGACGATTTCCTGCCGTTCCAACAGCACCTTTTCGAGTGCCGTCATGGCCTGTTCCAGCCGGTTCTCCGCGTTCTCACGGGCCTTCAGCATGGAACCTTCCGACCCGCAACACGGGCAAATCGTGACGCCCGCCAGCTTGGCAAGTTCATCGTCAAACCTGTCCTTCGCGGCCTCGCACAGCTTGGTTTGCATCGCGAGGTCCACGTCGCGATCCCGCATCTTGTCGAGTTCGTCCAGTTCCTTCGGCCGCACCACCGCCACCGGAGCGTTCGACTGGGCAAGGTCTTTCGTGAGGCTTTCGAGTTCGGCCTTGTACGCCGCCAGCTTTCCGGCCTCCGACCCTTCCGCCTGTTGGACGCGCAGCAACGAGGCGAGTTCACCACGCAACGCCACGAGTTCATCCCGGCGTTTCTGGATGCTCGTCACGTCAGCCGGTGGATTCGGTGCCTGGGCCGGCAACACGGTCCCGGCGAATTCCTGCGCGGCCTTCTTCTCGTCAGCCTTGCACGCCTTCAACCGTTCCTTCCATTCGCCCGTCAACCGTTCCAACGCCGCAACCTTGTCGTCCTGCTCCAACGCGAACACCGCTTCATCCGTCAAGGCCCGCACCGTCTCGTCACGCACGTTCGCCGGGCTCGCCTCCACCTTCCAAAGCGCCTCCTGCAATTCGTTCGGGTCATGATCCAACCCACCAGCCGCACGGAACACAACCGCCGTCCGTTCCGCCGCCGTCAGCGCGAAGAACTGGCGCACGTCGAGAATCATCGGGTCCAGTTCGTACGGTCCCTGCGTCCGGTTCAACGTCTTGACGCTTCCCTTCGCATCCCGCGTCAACCGCGCAAAGCACCCATCAGGATCGGTCGATAGCGTTACCTTTGCCTCCACCTCGCCCGGCACCTGCGGGTTGCCCGCCAACGCATCCCACAACGCCTGTCCCGTTTTGCCGATGGCCGGCAGGTAACCGGCGAGCGCGAACCGTACCGCGTCCGCGATTGTGCTCTTGCCCGCGAAGTTCCTGCCCGTGATGAGCGTGACGGGGCCGAGTGCTCGGTTGATGTGCTGACCGCGAAAGTTCTTGGTTTCGATCTTGGTAATCATTTCGTGTTCGTTTCGATGTTTCGGTTTCGATCCTCAGAACTGCGGCAGGTTCGGCGGGTCCACGTTTGGCACCGATAGCATCGTTCCATCCCGCGTCATCTGAATGAAAAACGTGGTGGCGAGTTCCTGAATTCCAGTTGCCGGGATCTCCACACCCATCAGCCGTCCGTCTTCCTGCACCTTGCCCGCGACCGAAATGCACCGGAGGTAGGCGCGACGATACTTGTTCAAAACGTGATCGGCCTTCGACCACGCGGCTTTCGCGTCCTGCGCGACGGGAGGGGCGACGGGAGGCGCGGTTACTTGGGGAGACGGTGCCGTTGGGGCGAGTTCCTCGGGAGCCGGCAGATAATCCGAATCGCTTGGCGGCGGTTCAACGTACGGCTCGGGCGCCGGTGCCGTCACTGCCGGCCGTGTCGGGCTTGCCGTCGGGGCCATCGCCGGCCGTGTTGCGTTCGCGTGCACCGGAGCCTGCGCCATTCCGGCCGGGGCCTGAAACGTTACCTCGCACGATTCCTGCACCGTGAGAATCATGTGCGTCTTGCCCTGGTAGCTGTCCATTTCGGTCTTGAGACCGATCCGTCCGCCACCCCGTTTCCCTTCCGCCGACACGATGTAGAGCCGGTGGCCGATGCACTTGACCTTATCGAACTCCGGTCGCCGCCACATCTTCACCTTCAGTTTGCTCCCGTCGTCGCCCGAGAGCATGAGGTTCTGAATTGCCCACGCCTTCTTGCCTTCACCGCCAGTGATGCGGTCGTAAACCGCCGTCACGATCCCGTTCACCGCCTCGACGGGGCCGGGTTCTGAGTCCAACAACTGACTGATTGTGCTGACGATCATTTTGGTTCCTTTTGGTTTTTCGATCAGTGATTCACCGCAACGAGACGGTAGTCCAGTTTTCCGAGACGCGAGTTCTTCCGGATTCCTCGCACCCAACGCGCCGCGTGCGCAATGTCAATGTGCCCCATGGTTCCGGTGTGGCGAAGTCCTTTGAGCGTTCCAGCCACAAACTCGCGAGTGATGGTAAGCGTTACGCTGTATGGAGACTTGAAGTGTTTCATGTTCCTGTTTCCTTTCGACGCGCTCAACATGCGCGAATCAGTTTCACGTTGCAAGTGCTTTTTCCAAGTTTCGCACATGTTCGTTCGCCTGCGCCACAGTCGCCGGACACTCCACACCGTGCCGCCAGCTCGCCTCAATCGCGTCCAGCAACACCCCGGCCCACTGGTCCCCCACCACGTCCAACAGAATCAAGAGCGTGAAGTCCGCGATGCTCATGGGTCGTTTTCCGGTTTGGTTCCGTTTCGATGCGCCAGAACTTGGTCGATCCTGTGCGCCAACTCGCGCAAATGATCCCGGACCTGCCGCTTGTCCAGGCTCGATTCCTGCCCCGCGAACCCGCTCATGCGCTCGATCAGATGCCACATTCGTTTCTCGCGCCAAATCCATTCCGGCTCGGGGCCAAGCGGAGGCTTGGGAATTGTTCCTTGAATGATGCTCATGATGCGTGAATTTCGTTGCACCCGGATCGCACCGCGTAGAACACGTCCGCCAGCATCCTGCGCTGAGTGTTCGTTCCTTGGATTGTGTTCACGTTCCATTCCCTCTTGAGCCATTCGTAAGCCATGCTGTTGCTCACGGGCGGTTTGTCCTGGCAAGCGAACTCCACCATCTTGGCGCACGCCTCGCGCCACGTCGCCGGGTCTTTCAGGTTTCGTTGCACGGTTCCTTGGTTTCCTTGGTTATTTCGGTTTCGTCGCCTACAGGCTGAACAAAGCGATCAGCCCCAGCCAAATCAGAACCAACACGGCCCCAGCACTCAGCATCATGCCAAGGCCGTACAAGAGTTCGTTGAGCAACCGCTTCACGAAAGCACCTCCGCCATCGCGTCCGCGTGGTAAGGGTGCGTCGGAACCGTCTCGCACCAGATGAGGCTAGGATCCTGCTGGATCACTTCGTACGCCTCGCCGTAGGTGATGCTTTCCTTCGCTCCTTCGACCGGGTCCGCGTACTTGCGCATGACCGAGTCCGTTCCGATTTCGTAGGCGTACGTGAGGGCCGCGCTACCGTGGAGTCTTGTGCTGTTGCTCATTTGGTTTCCTTTCGACATGCGAACCGTAGTGCATGGCTCGCGTTGCGTCAACTGATTTTCGGATGCGTTGCATTGTTCGCCGAAGCCCTTCCGGTCCGCTCGTAGTAGTCCCACATCGGCGGGTCCATGTCGGGCTTCGTCGCCTCCCATGAGTCCTGCGCCTGTTGCCACGCTCGCATCGTGGTCATCCTGACGTCCGGCCCGTTATCGCCTCCAACCGTTTTCAGCACGTCGCCCGATCCGCTCACCACCAGCCCAACGAATCTCGGTGTATCCATGCGCCCGGTCTACCACGCGCCAGCAGGACACGCAACCCGTCGCCTCCACGGTTCGCGCCTCGCCGGACTTCGCCAACACCCTGCCGCCGGATGAATGCACCTATCCCCAGTCCCCATCCATTCGCACGCCCTGCAAATCCGCTCCCACGACACCGGATCTCGCTCGCGACGCACGCCAGACCCCACCACGGCTCGGGAATCCTGCTTCTGCACAAGCCTTGCGGTCACGCGGAACGTCAGGCTCATACCAGCTCGATCTTGATGCTGGATGTTGCGGTGGCCAGCAACGTAATGCTCCACCTGTACTCCGGGCCGGCAGTGCAACCGTTGGATGAATAGAACAAGTTTGAGTAACTATCGATTGCTGGTGCCGTAAAGCTGCTTCCTGCAATATCGCAAACTGTTTCTTCAAGCAGGTAGATTGGTGGAAACGTTAACCAATGACTTCCATCGATGGGCCATTTCTGCCCTGCACAATCCTCGGCAAGTCCGAAGTCGTCCGTTGGAACTCTTGCGATGATGCCGTGTCTTTTGATGATGCTTGTTAGAACTCGTGGATCTGATTCGAATTGATCTCTCCACGACTCTGGAATTGCGTTCACCAAGTCGTCGTCCATTGGTGCAAACCTGAACTTCACGGCATCTCGGCTTGTCGTCAAAATCCAATCCGATCCGTCGCACGTACCGTTTAGTAGTGCTGAGCTGATTATTTCGTGCCCTCCACCTGCCGGCTCCCACGTCGCCGCGTCCAGAACCGGTTGCGGGATCGGGAACGCTGCATGTTCGTACCAAACTTCGCCCGGAGTTCCGCATGTCACGGGAGTTCCGTCCCCCGCCAGTGCCGTGATGCTTTCGTCGATGTCCGCCGTCGCGACCGCTTTCTCCGCGTTGCACGGAATCATCACGCGCACCGTATCGAGCGCATTGATCCCGTTCGCAAACTGATTGAACACGTATGCCATGGCTTCCGTGTTGGGCAATGGTCCGTGCCCCTCGCGGTTGTCCTGTGTGTCGGTCCAGACAAACGTGTTGAGCCAACGATTTCCAATGGCCTTCAGGCAGAACGATTGCCAAGTGAAGTCGAACAACGAGATTGTGCCTTCCTCGCACGCATAGTCCTTGGTTGTCTCGCCGTCCACGTAGCCCTCGCACATCGCCCGCAGGTAAAGCTCCATCTGGGCAAATGGATCGTGGTCGAAGTAGCTCTTGGCCGGACTTGTCGGTGTGTATCGGCCGTCTTGGTACGGTTCAGGAATCAGCTTGGTCAGTCGGAAAGTCGGATAGCACGTTGACCATGGAGCGTCAGTCAATGTCTCAAGACTTCCGTTGCTCGATTGATCGCCGATCTTGAACACCGGCACCTCTCCGGTTGACTGATACAGAATGTACTCGCGCAGTCCGTTCTCGATTGATCTGTACGGTTCGGCCTGCAATGCCGCCACGTCCCATCCGGTGCAATCCTCGTCAATCGTCGCGTCCGCCTCGTCGCAATGGTGCAGCCTGCTTTTCAGCGTCACCTTCAGGATCTCGTCATTGCCTGTGCCTTGCTCCCACTCGACCGATTCAATCTCTAGATCCGGTTCATAGATTCGGCATGACTTGTAAAAATTCGCCCTGTCCTCGATGCAAACCGTGTCCAGCGGATCGCACGTAATGCCGTTGGCGTTGAGGAACCCAAAGAAAGCCGATCCTCCCAGGTCCGCGTAGTTGTATCCCGAAGGACTCTCCGGATACCGGACCCTTCCGCTGGCAGTCTGGCCGAACGCGAAGTGTTTCCTGAGTGACGCATCCCCTCCGACGTCCAATGCGTCAACGTGGCATCTGTTCTGGATCGGGAAGTAGTCTGCCACGACGGACGGTTTCCAGATTGAGTTTTCATCGTTTCGGAACGGTTTGAACTCGACGCCAAGAAGCCAGCGATTCGAGACGCCTCCGTAAGGTGCCGTCAGCCTGATCCCATCCGCCTCCCACGCTTCCCCGCTGTATTCGGTCGCACCCAACACCCCAAGGAACCGTTGACCGTTCGCGTACGTGGCCCCGTTGTAGACCGCGCCTGCCGCCGTCCTGCATTCGTACCAGACGCCCGGCAGGATGTCGCCCGACACGATCCGGTCCACGGCAGGACCGATCCCGTCCCACGCATCCGGAGCCGCACCCGCAATCCCCGTCACGCGACGGCGGAACCACAGGATGCTCTTGCCGTCCTGCACCGCGTAGGCGTTCGGCGTCCAGAACTCTTGTCGTCGAATCAACCGCACGCACTTGGAGAACCTCCTGGCCGCGTCCCATATCGCGCTTCGGTTCACGGCCGAATACTTCGGTTCGATGTCGCCCTTACCATTGATGTTCCAAAGACATCCCGTGTTGAAGTAGCCGTCCCCGATTTCCTTCGCGGCAGTCTCGTTTATCCCGACGCCGTCCGGGGTTCCGGTGCTGGCCGATGCGACGCGCAGAAACACCGAGTAATCGTGGACGCTTGGCCTGTACCTCATCAGCTCAAGAAACTCGATATTGAGCAGTCCGTTTGCCCCTTCAAACACCAACGCGCTCGTCAGTCGGCAGTGAAGCCCTACCGGCGTAAAGTCCTCGGTTTCGATCCAGACGACCGTATCCCCATCGCCTGCCGGTATCGTGATGGTCCGCCACGATTCGTTCTCGGTTCCGTGCTGCAACTCGATTGTCGCTGTGTTGAGCACTCGCACCCATTGCACGCGATACCCAGCCAACACCGTCCCGCTTGCCCACGACTTCGTCAGCCCTCCGATGTTCCATGGAAGGTCCTGCCCGCTCACCGTGTTCTTCGTGGTCTCGACAAAAGGATAAGTCGCCGACACAAGCCCGCCCGTTTCGGTCCCGGCGGCCGGTGCGAGCCGATACTGCGTCGTGCAAAACCGATGGAAGTCGAACGCATGACCAAGATGGTAATTCCGTTCCGCTCGTTGCCCCGTGCTACCTCGATACTCCCGCGCAAACGTGTTGAGCATTCGCGAAATCCCTTCCGCGTCCTGCTTCATCAGTCGCGTCTCGCCCGTGTACGGTCCTTCGACCCAATCCTGTGTGTTCAGAATGTCAATCGTCCCATCGTTCAGCACGACGTAATAGGCCCACGGCAACGACACGATTGCCGCCACGTCGGTCGCGTTCTCACTGCAACTTCCGGAATAGGTCGTGGTGCTTCCGTCCGCCAGTGACGTGAACTTGAATAGGTAGTTTGCTTCCGCTGCATCCGCACAGTCTGACCCAAGCTCCGGAGTCGGCGCATACCCTCCGTAGCTGTTGCCATGCGGACTCGTGCGCGAGTTCCTTATTCGCCAGTGCGCCCTGGCGGCGTTGAACGATGGCGACGCCATCCCGCCAGTGTCCGGGTCCCACGCGCCACGCTGTTGCTTCGCCAACTCCCACGCATCGCCTGCCGTCGGTTCCGTCACGCTCCAAGGGAACTCCGCCAACCTCGTCGCTTCATCGTCCAGTCCATACGCCTCGGCCCCGAACACGAACGCATTCATCACGCTCGCAAGGTTCGCCCCTTCCGCTTCCCCTGGTCCAGCTAATGGCCATTCGTACTCGGTTGGATCGACGTGCTGGTACACCTCGAAGAACTCGCCCATGGACGGGAATGCTGTGCCTGCCTCGTCGCTGTTCCGCACCTGCCGAAACAGCGCGAACCAATAGAAGAAGACTCGCCACGGGCCATCGCCTAGCCCACTGACGAGTCTATCGTTGAACGCCGACGCAAGCTTTGCGAACTGCTCGGCCGTTATCGGGTCGCCAGTCTCAACGGTCGGTGCCCGCGTGAAAGTGACGGACATGCCTCACACCTGCGAAATCCAGAATTGAACCGCGACGGCTGCCGTATTCGCCCTTCCGTACAGACTTGCCGAAGGAACGCCGGCAAGCTGGCAGAACTCCCCGGCCGCAAGCTTCGACAGCAAATGCGAGTTTCCGCTGTCCTTGAAAATCTCCACGTAGTTCGTCGAGTCCAAGTTCTTGATCGTGATGTGGACGTCGCCAGTGATGTCGGTCGTGTTGAAGCTCAACGCCTCGTTCGACGTTCCGATTGCTTGGGTCGTGGTCCCCATGTACGTGCCGGCCATGTCGCTGGTCTTGGACAGTGTTCCGGTGCTGATTGCGGCTCCGCCTTTCGATACAGTGAACGCCGCTGACCGTGTGAATTCGTTTGCCATATTGTGCCTTGATCGTTGTTAGCCCCACCTTGGAATCGTGCTGCTCGCACTCGTTGCCGGTTGCTGTTTCGTGTTACGCAACGCCCTTACCACCGTTCCGCGTGTCGTCGTGTCGGTCAGTGTCGTTGACGTTCGAGCTACCGTCGTCCGCATTCCGACGGCCTGTTGCAACTCGCGAATCGCTCGCGGAAACTTTCCGGTGCCTTTGATGTCTTCCATAGATCACCCGTCGATTGCCGTGCCAAGCGCAAAGATGTTCCAAGTCTCGGCCCACCACCACTGCGTTTTGACCGTGAGCTTGTCGCCGTCCGTCGTGACTGTCGGTGTCTTCTTCATGTAAACCCCATCAGGGATCGCATCCAGCTTGTTCTGCGGAACACCAGCAACGTTCAGCATGTAGCTCCGGGTATGCACGCGATTCGTGTTTGCCGTCACGCCGCGCAACGAGGAGTTCGTGGGGCCGGTCGCCGTGTGCTCCAACACGTACTGACTCACGGGGAACTTCTCGACGCCCGAAATGAGTGCTCCGATCAGTCCAATCAAGTTCAGCACGTCGAACGCATGCACGGTTCCAGGCGCTAGAGTCGTGGCTGCCGTAGCCAGCGTCAGAATCTCCGTCATGGTCAGATTGATTTCGTAGTCCGTACCCGCCGTGTCCTTGTAGGCAAACGTCGTGTTGCCTCGAATGTAGGCGTCAATCGCTGACCGAAGCACAACCGCGTTATGCACGCCGGCCGTTGTTCCGCCCTGCGCCTTCACCGCCTCCATGATGTACTGAATCTCAGGCTTCTCCCACAGGTCCTTTTCCAGCTCGTTCCCGAGAATGTTCCAGACGTTCGTGATGAAGTTGTCGGGCGTTACTGCCGGCGCTCCTGTCGCAGGATCAATCGCGCTCGATTCTGCCGTGAGCGCGTGCATGTCGCCACCCGACTTCGACATGATCCGGACGGGGGACCATCCTGCCGCAATCTTCGCATCTGCCTCCGCCTTGATCTCGGCTGCCCTACCGTTCGCACGATACGTCGCGGACCATCCTGCCTCCCGCGTGTAAACCATTTCGAGCGGCTCCGCGTTGATCGGGGCTGCTCCGCCTTCCGTTGTCCAAACAGGTGCGTCGGGCATGTTACCTCCAGCTCGTTTCCATCACGCTGGCAATTCGTCGATTCAGGTCGAGGCTTTGCTGCGCCACGTCCAGTTGCCTTCGTTGCACGTCAAGATTCGATTGTGCGCCCCCTATGAAAAGGCCGATCCGTTGAAGCGCATCACTCGCCGGTCTTGCTGCCGCCTGTGACGCCGTCGCACCACCACCGCGCAACCCTTCCACGTCAGCGGAACGTCCCGCCCTGGCTCTCCGTTCGGCCCTGGTTCGCGCTCGGTCCTGTTCGTCGTTCCGCTGCATTTGCTGGACGGCTTCGTCCGTGCTGTCCAATGCGCCTCGCGTTCCTCCAAGCCCCTTGTAGAACTCGGGATCTTTTCTCGCGTCGTAAGCCGTGATTGCCCCTTGGATGATTCGCTCGGTGAAGTTGACGCCTTTCTCCCACATTGAAATGACGCTTCCAACGACGCCAGCAAACCCGGCCTTCGCCTTTGCTGCCAGAATTCCAAACCTGTCGCCAACGTCGTCCAGTTGCTCGATCACTTCCGAGTCAATAATCGTCCCGAAGTCCACGGCTTCCTGTGCCAGCCCTGAGAACCCTTCGCGCAACATTGGGAGAACCTCGGACCCCGACCTGCCAAGCAAAGCCATTGCCGCGCTCAACTCGGTCGCGTTGCCTGTCCCGTTCTCGATTGCGTTGCCAACCCGCACCCACAAGTCTTCCGCGTTCATGCTGCGAAGTTCTTGGACCGATATGCCAAGCTTTCGAAACGCATTCGCATCTTCGCCGCCACGATTCCCGACCGCCGCAACCTGCGACCGTTGCAGTTCACGAAACGCCGCCGTCGAAGCCCTCAGCGATGTCCCGGTTTTCTCGCCAGCGTACGCCAGCTTCTGCATGAAGTCGGTCGAAGCTCCGACCCGCTGGCTCATGTCGTTGATGCTCGATCCAAACTCAACAACCGACCGCACTTGATTCGCGAGGTAATCGACCGAGAACACCGCTGCCATTTGGGCTCCAATCCCGCGAATTGCGCTTGCCGGCAACTCGTTGATTGCCTTCCGGATCTTCCCAATCTCTCCGACCGCAGCCCTGGCAGCCGCGCCAAACCCCTCGTCGTTCCCACGGAATCCTACTGTGAATTGCTCGTCAGACACGTCGTGCTCCCATGGGTTCGGGTTTTGGAATCGGGATCTCGCCTGACTTCAGCTTCTCGATTGTCTCGGCCTGTGCGTCGTGGACCGATGACCAAATCCGAATGGTCCCGACTTCTTCCATTGCCTCCAGGCGATCCAGAATGGACATGGCAACCGGAGTATCCATCGCTTCGTCAATCGTCTTGCGAAACGCGGACCGCTGGTGAGCGATCAGGATGTGAACATTCTCCGCGCCCCTCACACCTCCCGACCGGCACCCGTCACCTTTGAACGTCTGGGGACATCGCCACGCCGCCCGGAAGTAACGCAATGCCGCACCGTTGTCCTCGCGCTCGCAGTCGATTCGCTTCGCCAGCATCCATTTCAGCCACCAGCGAACCCGCTTTCCGTTCACTCGACTCGCCGCAACGCGCCAGTCCATCGAACACACGTATACGGCAAGCAACGTCTGTTCGTGCTTCAGTTCGACTTCTTCCTCGGCACCAAAAGGCGAGTCCAACCGCTTCAGCAAAAGCGCATGTCCAAGCGTCAACTGTTTCAGTTCGACGCCGGCAACCCGGTGCCTGTCGGGAAAGACTGCGGCACCGTAGTCGGATCGAAATGGACGTGTGCTGCTCACGATCAGGTCACCACAGCCAATGATGCCGGGGTGTCGCCATGCCTGGACAGCGGAAGCGTCAACTCCCAGTAGCCTCCCGCCTCGCCATTCAGCGAACCGCCGCCGTCGTAGTTCCACGTCCCATTGATTAGCGTCCCGTTCGTGCTGTCGAAGTTCGCCAGCGTCACGATTCCAAGCATGGTCGGAAACTGCCCAAGCTTCAGAGCTTCGGCCATCGTCGGGCTCCCGGCCGTCATCTGCACCAACGCCCGAATCGTGATCTTGTGCTTTCGATCACGCCCGGTTCGCGTCTTGGTGTAACCGTACGAATTGCGCGCCTCGTCAATCGTGAACTCGTCACTCAGACCAAAGCCTTGCGGGTCCGTCACGGTCGTGGCGCTTCCCGTGAAAGCCAGCGTTGAACCGTCGATTCCGTATGCGGCTACTACGCCTGTCATTACCTTTGCCATATCGTGTCCTTTTTTAGACCGTCGTTCCCGTAATCTTCAACTTTGCCACAAGTTGCACGTCATAGACGAGCCATGGCGTTTGCGATTCCAACGTAATGGCCGTCGAAGCTCCTTCGAACACGGCCCACGGACTCTCGGTCATGTGCGCATGGTCCAGTGTCGCCAGCACTTCCTCGGCGACGCGCAAAGCCGTCCAATGCGACACACGACTTGTCCCCCTGTGAATCTTGACCGACTCAAACACCTTGATCGCGCAGGCCACTTCGCGCAAGACGTGGTTCACGCGCACCATCGTTGGCGTCGAGATGAAAGCGGCAATCCCATCTCGCGACAAACGCTTGTCTATCTCGCTTTCAAAGTCGCCTTCGTCCTCCGTGATAAATGCGACTTTCTCCGCCATCCAACGAGCATCGTTTTGCAAAGTGCTTTGCATCCACGTCTGCACTGACCTCATGACGCCTGTCTCGGGTTCACGTACCACGGTTTGCCTCCTTCACGTCCTTGGCGTCTTGAAGGTCGCCGTTCAACAGGCTCCGGAACGATCCGCATGCCGCACCAATTAGCGCCGCGATCAAAATTGCCAAATCGTAGGCGTATTGCACGGGATGCTGAACCATGGCGTTGAACCGTTCCGCTCCCACTTGGGACAACCATGCCGTTACGACGGCTGACAAAGCAATCCCCTCATACGTGATCAGCGTCAGAACCGCCCACTGCCATCGATTGACGAAGTTTCCTAAGGCTTTCATGTCGCGTATGGGGTCCCGTCGTTGTCTTCCTGCGCTTCTCCAAGCTTGTGCGGAGCCACCTTTTCGACGACCCCAAACATCCGCAGGATCTTCCCGTCTCTGTTTTTGCTGACGTAGGTGTGGGCCTTCGCGATGAATCGCTCGCCGGTCTTTCTGTTGTGAACTCTGTAGGTTTCAAGCCACGGCATGCTTCCATTCAATGCGGCTCGCCAGTTGTTTGCTACCCGACTTCGCTCCTTGGCCCCTTCCATTCCCTCAAGCCATCCGTTTCCGAGCATGCTGTGCGCGTCGAGACCGAACATGTCCGCAAGTGTTCTCGAAACGTACACGCAGTTCCCAATCTGGTCGCATTCAAACGTTGCATCTCCTCCGCAGAAGTCAGCCCTGACTCGCTGGCCATCGCGCAACACCACGAGATCATCCTCAATAGCTGTAACCCGATCGGGAAGCGTCATGCCGCCGCTGCCAATGATCGCACTGTGAATCGCCGTCAGTTTCCGAATGCTGCTCCAAACCCATACAGCGGCACCTCCGACAACAGGATAGACAGACACCACAACGAACTGCTTTACAAGCTCGGAACCGAATGCGTGCTGTAGAAATTCGGCGATCATATTTGTTGGTCTTTTGAAATTACTCGCGAGTCAGGTTGCGAACTACAACGGTGAGAACGTTCTCCAACCGTGCAATTCGTTCGTCGCGCGTTCCTGTTCCAAAATCCCGAACGACCCTCCGTTGCTTTTCCAGTCGGGTATTGTCGTCGCGATTATCCTCCTCCTTTTTGAGTTGGGCCAATTCTTCAGGCAGCAACTCCCTTCCGCCAATCCAAAGCCACGTTGTGCCGTTGTATGAACAATTGGAAACAACCCACGTCGGACAATCAATATAGCCGTCCGGTGGAACATCTCCGCTGTAAATCTGTGTGGAGATGACTAGCGAGTCCTTGAGCAGCGCGGAGTTTTTCATGGTGCGTTAAGTGTCCCGATGGTCGCCGTCCCGATGGTCGCGTTCGGCGGAGTCGACGCAACTCCGTTCGTGACTGCGAATGTGATTCCAGAAAGCTCTCCGGTGTTCCCATACTTGTCTCGCGCCTGCACATCTAGCCGATAGACTCCGTTGACCAGATTCGTGAACTCCGCGACTGTACCCTCGGCCCAGTTTTCCCATGGAGCAGATGGGCCGAGCCGGAATCGGCTCAACACGTTGCTCCTGTAGAGCGGAGTGTTCATCACCGTGTCGTCTAACGCGGTCCATTTGATGAACGTGTCAGTCAGCCCTTCTCCGTTCAGTGCGGACAGCGGGTACGAGTCCATAGTGATGACTGGCGGATTTGTGTCAGCCCGCGACGCGACAACCGCATTGGTCAGCAGAGCAAACATAGCGGCAGGACTGATGGTGCGGCTGACGAGGTACGTGGCCACGCGCCCAATCGGGATGGCTGCGCTGTTGCTTGTCAGCAGATTCCCGAATACGTCAAGCTGGCCGAAGTTCGTGCTGCCCAGCGTCAAGCTTCGGTTCGTTTTGTCTTGGGTCCAGATGATTGCGGTAGTGAGATTGCTTTTGCCGAAAACGTAGCAGTCGGTTTTCGGTATGTTGGTCACCGAGGCAGTGTACGAAGGCGGGTCTATCAGCCTCTTGAATTGGAGCATCGCAGCAAGCTGTGGCCGCGCTTCATCGTAGAAATCCCACACAGGGGAGCTGGTGTCGATTGCTCCGCCGCGAATGTAGGAGCTGTATCGGGCGTCGTAGTAGTACACCCCCGCAAACCCATGACCCAAGCTGCGAGCCAGCACCGCCAAGGCACGCATCGTCGTGTTGTAACCAGCCCTGTCCATAACCTCGTGCCGAAGCATTTCGTACGTCCACGCAGCTCCGGTCTGAATTCCGACATTGTATGTCCGGCAAGGACCGTTGTCGTAGACGCCGGATTCCGAGTTGTACACAGGTTTCCCGTAGTTGATCCCAAGTTGCTGCCACTGCTGATACCTGGGTCGATCCGTAACGTCGTCATTCATCAACATGACGACGTTGCCGCCTGCCGGGTAGAGATGGCACGACAGCCCGTGGACGTTGGAGAGTGTGTTCGACGGAAGGATGCCGAGAAACCCGTGAGCGACGTTCGTGTCAGCCATGCCGCCGCATGTCACGTACAGCGCCCCGGGATAGGCTGCGTGTAGCGCATTCTCTTCTGTTATGGCGATGTCGCGCAGATTCGCTGCGGTCAGGGTCGAGTGTGGCTCATTCCGCATCTCATAAAATGCGATTCGGTCAGTGTACCGGCCGGCCACTCGATTAATGTAATCCCAAAGAAGGTTTGTGTGGACCATCGCGCCGCTGGAGACGGCGAATGCAGGTATCTCAGCATTCGTCCACAAAGTCATCCAGATGTCCTGTTCGTCGTGAGCGCCAACTCGCCAGTCGGTTGACTCGAACGTGAAATTGTTGTCTGTCGCCTCGATGCTCGTCCATCGCGCATACCCGCCAGGGGACAGAGTTCGGGTCCCGCGAAATCCAAGGACCTTGTTTGTCGCCACCGCGTCTTCGGCAGTCTGGCTGTGAATGTGGACAATCCCGTTGGTTGCGTCGCTCGACCAGACCTTCGCGAACATAGTCTCGTCCTGTTCTGGATGAGACGTTGACCTGCTCACGACTCGGTAGTGGCCGAATTGAATCCACGGAGGAAAAGTGATTGTGTTGGTGGCCTTTCCGGGTGGCACTGACCCATTGAACTCGCCGCTGAAAATGGGCACTCCGAACTGATGGTTCGTCTGCCCGTAGGCGATGTAAGACCAGTTGAAATTTGAGGAACTCGAACCGTAGTTGTACGTGACGAGATCCATCGACACGGTCTCGTTGTCGAACCACAGATTGCCATTTCTCGGTGTGGTGAGAACAAACTCTACCCCGTGCTTTGGAGCCCACGGTGTGGCGGTTGCCCCCTCCTCAAGTTGGACGTCGTCGATGTAAAATGAGGTAAGCGTGACCGATTCGATCGTGAGCTGCCACTCAGCCGTGGGGCGGTCGCTTGCCCAAAAATTCGTCTGGAACCGCACCCAGTTCGTGGTCCCCGGTGCGGTCCAATTCCATGAGTACCCCACGTTCGTTGTGCTGGCCGGAACGTAGCGATTCGTCCAAGCCAATGACGTCATCCTCGCAGTCACCGTTGACGCCAAGGCTTTGGCGTAAAAGCTCAACGTGTACTGACGAGTTCCAGGTCGCAGCTTGATAGGGCTGTTGTAGATCGCGAACCGAGCTTTACTGTCATTGATCCATGCAATCGTTGATCCAGTCACCGCGTTGTTGGTCGTTGCTACATTCGACTTCAAGAACGTAGGCTTGAAGAGATTGCTGTCGGTCTGCGAGTTTCTCGCATACATCCAGCGTGGCTGCCAACCCAGCTCAAACGAAGCGTTGCCAAGTTTGTTTCCATGGATGGCGTTGGTCTGAACTGGAGGCACCGAGTAATCGTAGAATGCGTCCATGTAGGCCGCCGTGCCGATCGGGTCAGTCGTTGCCGGTGCGGCGACGTTGGTGTTTGACGATAGCGCGAACGCCTCAAGATAGAAGTCGTGGGCTTGGCTGGGTGCAGCGAGCCACGTAAACCGTACCTGGGCGTTGGTGAACTCCGTGGTCGCGACGTAATTGGTTCCGACGTAGCCGGTGGCCTGGCTGAAATCTATGTTCGCCCAAGCGTTTGTTCCCAAGCGAAACTCCGCCACCCCCAGTGTGTTCGGTGGCTGAAAGTTTCGTGTCCAGGCTTTTAGGAAGGCCCTGTACGTCCCCGGCCCGCCCGACGGCCCGTCGATCGTTGCGGTTACATTCGTGGTCGCAGATGTGGTCCGGAAATACCACGAGCCATACGTGAGGTTGACGTCCGACTTGGACCAGTTTGTGTTCTGCTGAGATAGGTCAAAGTCATCCTTCGTCCAGATCCGCAAGCCTGGAATCTGGGCCAGACATGAGACCGATGCGAACAGGATTGCAAGAAATAGCTTCATTTGTACTGGACAGCAATCTCGTTGAGAGTCGTATCCAGCGATGTCGAACCCGAAATGACCGCATTCCGCACCGACGCGCCAGCCGCCAAGCCCCAGGGAATATTCGATGAGTTCGTTACAACCGCCACATCATTGTGGTAGCCGATCATATTTGTGCCGTTAACATGGACACCAAGCTTGTACCACGTGCTTGGTGTGTACGTGATTCCGGTGTCCACCCACGTAACGCCCACGCTGTTCGAGACGCAGCCAAACGCCCACGTCACCGCACCGCTGGCGATGTTCGTTTGGTGAATCCAGCCTGCAAACGTCGCTGGACGATTTGTGTCGCCCGTAGCCAGAGAATTGAATCCAACCTGGAGTGAGTAAATATTGGTCAGTACATTGCCAGATGTTTTGTCCGGCGTACGAATATCAGCGCCGAAGAACAACTGGTTAGTGCTGTTCTGCGTTGGGATTGCAAACGCACGATTGTCATACCAGCCAAAACACGGCGCTTGATTCGTGTTCTGCGCCCGCATGATGCGAATGCCTTGCCGGCCCGCACCGTTAGTCGCGCTGGTGTATTGGAACGATCCGCCATTGTTGGCACCGCTCGATCCCATATCACCGGATGTGACCGCCGTATTCAGGTTGAACAAATCATCAACGAATAACTGTGATCCACCGATGATGCCTGTCACGAACATCTGAGGCGCGACACTTTCGAGTCGTTCATACACAGCACGCTCAGTCGCGACGTTAGTGCTGCTTTCCCAGCTTGGCCCGTACGGGTTGTACGAAACGATAAAGTTCGTAACCACGAGGCTGCTCATGATCACGTCTGCAAACGTGGCAGTGCCCGTGAAGGTCGGCGATGCGATGGTCGAGTACGTTGCGGCGGCGTCGTTGGAGCGAAGGATTGAGGATGGGATTCGGAGAGCGTCAATCGTTCCGGTGAGCAACGTTGCATCAACCGCCGTTATGTTGGCCGCGCTTGTTCCGTTCGTTCGAACGAAGCTGATGGAGGCCGAGTTGACTAGGTTGGAAACTGCGTTCGTCGCGCTCCCGATTGTGATGTAACCGGAACCTCCGCCTCCGCTTCCGCTCGCCGTAATCATGATCTTCTTATTCGAAGCGTCGTAGGCGAGACTAATGTTGTTTGACGAAACGATTGAGTTCGTGAGCGCAGCCCACTGAACATCAGCAAAGTCGCTGATCGTCGAAGCAGTCTGCGTTCCCGTGTGATTTGCCCTGGAAATCAATGCTTGATAGGCTGCCGTCGTTAGCTTGTTCGTCCCCAAGCTGCTTGCAACAACCGAGTAGGTATAGTTCGATCCGCTTGTATTCCCCTCGATTTCCGATCCGTCGAGAAGGTTTAGCGTCGTCTTTTGAACTCCTTCGACCCACAGGGCCGTTCCGTTCGTTGGGCCGCCTCCTCCGCCTCCCGTAATCCCCATCGCGTTGTAAAGGTTTGCCAGCGTCATGCCGATACCTTCGCGAACTCCGGTTGATGGGTCGGCGGCGAATCCGTAGACGTGCGTCAGTGTGCCGGTGGAAGCCAGCACAGACAGAGGGCGCTCGAAGTAAATCCCGTTGTTCGTCCCGAAGTGCGCGAGGTTGTTTGCTCCCTTCTGGATCGTCAGCATCGCGTCCGCGTTTGCCTTCAAGACGAAAGCCTGCGTTGATCCGATTGCCCCTCCGGTAATCAGTCCGTTGAAGTTTGAGAGGACGTTTCCGAGCTTCACGGCTCCAGTTAACTCAGAGAAGCCAGCCACGTTCAGCCCGTTCGTGATGCTCAGCGAACCGTAAAGCGTGCCGCCGTAGTCCGGCAGGTACGGGTACACGTATCGCGTCCAGGCTGAATTGCGGTAGGTGAACGTGTCCTCTGTGCCAGCGCGAATCACTGTGTTGATGCCAGTGAACGTGACGGTGTTGGTGCCGGTGTTTCGGATCGTCAGCGTCGTGCCTGGGTACGTAAACCCGCCAACGCTGAACGTCATGTTGCTGGATCCTGTGATCTCCACCCGACTCGGCAGCAGGTCGCCGGGAATTGAAAGGTTTGTCGTCGCGCCCGAGACCGTGAAGTTGGTGGTGATAACCGAAAGCGCCGGCTGACTCTGCGTCCAAAGCTTAATCGGGACATTCGCGGGAAGCTCGTAGTCGCTGGCAATGTCGGTCGGCGCGGAGTGGATCTCCCAATCGCGGACCAAGGAATTGGTCAGGCTCAAAGCCTTACCACTGTCCGATGTGATGGCGTTGTCCCGCCACCGGAACCCATAGAGCGTGGTGCCATTCGTGTCACGCAAAGCCCATGTCCCGCCCGTAAAGTCCTGGTAGAAGTAATTGCGGGTGACCGACAGAGCGCTGTGCTGGCCCGGTCCAAGGGCGATCGGGTTCTGAGTGAATACCTCAAAGTAATTGTGGTCGATGCTGTTGTTGATTTGACCTGAACCAACAACGCCTTCCGGATAAATTCCGTAGCGCAGACTCTGAAAAACATTCGCTGTGAAGTCGTGGTTTGCCACGCCCCCTTTCCAACGAATACCGATCGCATTGGTAAATCCTGGCGACTCAAACTTGTTCCGAAAGATTGAATTTGCTGTCGCTGAAACACCATTAAGATCCAGCCCGATGTCAGAGTTGTTTATGAATGTGTTGAAGGTGATCAGATGTCCGTAGTTCTGATTGCCAGTCAGCAACACGCCAACGCCGTTCGCCCTGTAGAAGTCATTTCCAACGATCTTGAACTCCGTCGAATTGTTGATGGTCAGGATGTTTGTCGCGGTGTTGTTCGCGTCGAACCAAAGATTTTCGATGGTGACGTGCCGCATCGTGTGAAGCGTGAACATCGTCGATGCTGACGTGCCGCGAATGATGGACCGAAGCCCCGGCTGGCCTCGCAACGCCAATCCACCAACGAGCCCGGTTCCCGTGAAGCTTACGCTCGAAACCAGAATCGTCCCAACCGGGAACTCAAGCGTCGGGACGTTGTTGGAGTAACAGTAGTTGATCGCGGCTTGCACTCCTGCCGTTCCGTCTGTCGATCCGTCGCTCGCAACTCCAAACCATTCGGCGCGTTGAGGAATAGCAAGCCTGTCAGCCGAGACCCACTTACCTGAAACTGATCTGTTCGTTAGGTAGTGAACACCGTCGTGCGACTGTGTTGCGGATGGATCGTTCCGAAATGTTCGCGGTTGGCTGAATGGGACGGTTGCGCTGTAATTCCTGACTTGAATCTCCTCGCCAACAACGGGGCGTCTGGAGGTCAAGTCGGCAATCGTCGCGACGCTGTTAACTGGATTCATCTGCTGGCCAAAAGCCGCGATTGAAACGCACGCGCACAGCAGGCTAAGGAGTAGTGTCTGGATTCTCATTGTCGTCGCGTGTAGACCAATCCTGCCGCGTTCACGATGTAGTTGTCCCCATCGTCGGTCCCGGTGTCACCCTTGTTCTCCCACCAGCCGTAATCCTCGTTTGTTTCGGACTCGCGCACCCAGATTAGGTCGTACGTTTTACGGTTTAGTCGGACCTCTGCGACTGTTTCGAAATATCCAATCACAGCATCTGCCTCCGTTACGGTTGTGAGAATGTCTTCCAATACCGCATCTTCATCTGGCATCGCCATGTATGCCACGTTTCGCACTGCACCAACTCGGCACTCGAATCGGTACAGTCCAGGCACAAGATAAAATCCTGCCGGCACAATACCGCCAGCGCCAGTCGTGAACCACAGCTCTTGCCCCATTACGACGCCATTGGTCGTTTTGTGCGGGTAGTACAACCTCTGCAACAACACTTCCTTGCCAACGAGAGCCGCCTCTTGCTGGTCCAGAACATGCCCTGACAGTAGGTACTTTGCCATGCGTCACGCCTTCTTCAGTCGCCAGTCTTTGTAGTAGTCCGCAAGTGCAATTCTGAACCGCTTCACGATGCTGGCCTTTTCCGGAATGCTTCGGGGCCATGGAGCTTGATTCACTCCTTTGGACAGTAGGTAGTATTTCACAAGGCTACGTCCCTTCTTGCCTGCAAGGAATGCTTCCCCACGCACCCGCAGAATGAAAAGCTTTATGCCGAGTTGCTTCTCCAAGTCTCGCGCTCTTGTGCCATGCGCGTCCGGATGCGTCGGGATCGTCAAGGCCCTGGCTCGCACCGGAACAATCGGTCCGCCATTGATCTTCTGACGAATGCGCGTGTCCCGCACCATTACGGTCACGACGCCGTTTTTGATCTTGGGCTGGGCTTCGACCGAGTTCGAAATCTGCCGCCAGAAGTGAGTCCTGATGCTCCCCGCGCTGTAGAACGAATTCGGCTCGGCCGCGTCCTTCCGATTCCAGAACAGCTTGAGCATCGCAATGACCGCTTGCCCGGCCCTGCGGAGCGCAGCGGTTCTCCGTTGCGGACTCGCCATGTCGCGAAGCCGTTCCGTGACCTTGTTCGGTTTGACGTGAAGCTTCATTTCATCACGCCGCGAATCACGCCACGCGCAATCTCGTAACCGGGTCCCAAGTCCTTCAACAACTGTTGCGCCAATTTCTCGTCCTTCATCACGTTCGACTGCGGAGGTTCCATCGGCGGAATGCGCCTTGCCGATTGGGTTGCTGGGAAGCGAAGTCCAAGCTTCTCGCCTCGCGCACGCGCCATTCGTCGAACGCTCATTCCAGAGTTGTAATCGAACGGTGGGTAAGGCGTCCCGAACGCACTGATCGTTTTCCAAATCTTGTCGTTCACCGGAGCCACCATCTTGCCCTGGCGCAAAGCACGCCCAGCTTCCTGCCATCGCGTAGGCCAATCCCTCGGTTCCTGCCGCAATTCCTTTCGGTACATTTCCCAGAACGGATACTCGTCTAGCGCCTTTTGCGCGTCCACGAACTGACCGTATCCACGCGCCATGTCCACGTTCGTTCGCACAATCAAATCCAGTCGCGCCGTGCTCGTCAGGTCTTGGATCGTGCCTTCCTTACCTTTCGGTGCCTTGTACCGCGAACGCTCCACCGTCTCGCGCAACTTCTCGCGTGCCGCGAACGGAGAAATTTTCTTGTTCAACACGCCAAGCGTTACATCTCGGATCGCTTCGAGGATCTTGCCATTGCTGACTTTTGCGCTGAACACGGCCTGTTGCCGGATGCTCGTTCGTATCTCGCCAAGTTCTTGCGATGAAAGCTTCGTCTTCAGCAGCCCGACTGCTTCCATCTTCTTGACTGCAACTTGGAGCGTTCGGCTTGCCATACTCAGATTGCGCTTCCTTCCTGATCGGCTCGCGTCATCTCGGCCACTTCGCTCGTCGCCTCGTTGCTGTACTCCATCGGGTACACCGGCCCGTCGTCGTCCTCCGGATTGTCGCTTACAGGAATCTCTGGCCCTTTGCCTTCCGCGATGTCGCGCAACGTGCGCTCCGCCTGTTCCCACGTCGCCTTTCGGACACCGCTCGCGTCCATCACTTCCCCAAAGCTTCGCCCCATGATGCGCCAGCAAATGATTGCTAGGGCCACTTCCTTCATGCTCGCCGGCAGTGTCCCGGCCGGTCCCATGCTGTTGGAGTTTCGCTTGTAGGCCGCGATGTATCCACGCACGTACTCGACAACGTTCGTCGTGATGCCGGCCACAGGGTCCACCTCGGTCCCGTACTTTGCCGCGTTTCGGTACGCCTCAAGCTCGCGCCCGGCCAAAACGGTGCGGATGTCGGCTTCGCTAATCGTTGTCCAAGTCGCTGCCATCGTGTGTCCGTTCGTTTTAACAAAAATGGGGCGACACCCTACGGCATCGCCCCACAACCCTATCCCAACCCACAGCTATCTCAGGCGAAGCGCGTCACTGGATTGTCGGACCGACAAGAGTCTGCCACGGCGGCTTTGCCGAAATTGTGACCGTGATGTTCGTCGCGATGTTCGTCGCTGCGTTGCCGTATCGGTTGAACAGAAGGTAACGAGCACTTCCGACGTTGATGTTGGTGCACCAAGTGCGAAGCAAGGCTCCATCAATCGAGATACTCAACGTGGTGAAGGCCGTGGTCTCGAACGTGGTTCCGTCGATGCTTCGATGAATCGGAATCGTCAACGCTGCCGATGCGTTTGTGGAAACGTTCCGTGCGCTGATCTGGACGAAAAGATCGTCCTGCTTCCGAACATCCACGATTTCCGTATTGGTCGCCGTGGTACTGGCCGCAATGCTCGTCGGCACGTTGACCAGCGGTGCCGTGGTGCTCTGCGAGAGCGACGTGGTGGGAGCCTGAGCCATGACGGCCATCGGCAACACAAGCGCCAACACGAAAGCCCATGCCCCCGTGAACGCCATCGAAAGTTTGCGAGTGCTCATAGGTCGTTCTTTGCTGTCGTTTCGGTGATTGTTTCGGCGTTTGCTTATGCCACCGTCACGTTGACTCGCGCACCAGCAGCCGAGTTCACGGCCTTGATGTCGAAGGACCAATCGAACCCGAACACCTCGCCTCGCCCGTCCTGGGTCGTATAAGCTCGGGGTCCAAGCCACTGGCCAGTCTGGCGGAAAGTCTTCAGCCACGACGGGTCGGTCCGGGTCGGGATGCTCGACGCCACGAAAATCAGGACGCCGGTATCCAGCAGGTAGCTGTAGCTCGGGGTGACACCTTCGCCGGCCGTGTCGGCGACCACGTTGCTCACCATGATCTTCGGGTTCCCGATGAACAGGCTCGACGCCATCTCCTCGCTCACGTTCGGGATCGCCTTGTTGCCAGCCGCAACGAATCGGGAGCGAACCACGGGAGCGTTCTTGAACCGCTTCCAGGCGGTCGCACCGAAAAGCAGGCGCGTCTCCATGTTGCCACCGTACGGGACGTTCTGCCGAATCGTGAGAATCCCGGTGTCGATACTGTCCACGATGTCGGTCGTGGCGCTGTTGACGTTCACATCGGTCCCGGCACCAGCCGTGGCGAGCGCCAAGTCAATGGCACCCTTCTCGTGACTAAGCATCGCGATTTCGGCCGCGAGGTCAGCCGCTTCCATCGCGGCATTTAGTCCCACGAGACGCCCTTCCTGAATCTCCGAAGCGTCCAGCGGAACGTCCACACCGTTGATCGTGCAACTGTAGGTGCCGTCGTCGGCACCAAACCCAACCTGAACGGCCGGGTTGCCCGGGGACCGGCGCGTGTCCGGCAGCCGGAACCGGCTCTTGGCGTTGTAGACCTTGTACCGCCCGACCTTCGACGCGACCGAAACAGTAGGGGCGAGGAAGTCAGCGACGCGACCAATGCGAAGCTGCGATGCGTTCTGCGCGTATTCGATCAGGACCGGATTTGCGCTGAGATCAGAAAGTAGGCTCATTTGTTATCCTGTTGTAATGTGTGTTGCTGCGTTGTTCTTGGTGCGTGTTAGACCGTGACGGTTCGGCCCACAGGTCGAATCAGCACCAGCCCGCCGCTCGCCACGTCCGTCTCGGCAATCCCGGGAGACCAGTACGTGTCCGCACCAGCCCCAGTCGAAGTCACCACCTTGCCGAAGCTACCCGACAGGTAGACCGCGACACCCGCCACAATCGCGCCGTCCGCCACAACCCGGACGTTCCGTTCCGGACTCAGCGGTCGGATCGCAACGTTTGCGCCGTCCGCCACGGTTTCGAGCGCGACGAACGGGGTCACGTCCGCAACGTCGGTCGGCAGAATCACGCGCAGCTTGTTGTCGCTCGTGTCGGTCGTGATCTTAACGAGATATCCTTCCGTGATGGCACCGGAAGCGGTCGCGACAAGGTCGCCTTCAGTCGTGTTGGTCTGTTTTGCAGAAGTCATTTTTCAGTCTTTCGATGATTGTTTGCGGTTAATCGGTCAGCCTTCAGGCGAGCGTCACGTTGTGCTCGGATTCGATCTGGCGCATCGCCTGAATCGTGGCCTCGGCTCGCGTGCATTTCCGATTCTTCAGGATGTCGTTCACTCGCCCAGAGACCATGAGCGCATACTTCTCGGATTCGTCCGCGTTGCCCTTGTCGATACTGCCCGGGTTCTTACCGCCGTTGGCATCGCGATTGAACACCGGCTTGCGGTTCGCCCGGTCCAGCGCGCTCTTGTCCGGAGCCTTGCCTTCCGCCGGCTTCTTCAGCCCCTTCAGGATGGCAATGGTCCCGTCCCGGTTTGCCAGCAACGCTGTCTTGATTGCGTCGGCATTCTCGATCACGCCGGCATAATTCTTCAGGTCGTTGTCCACCACTTCCTCGGTCAGTTTCGTGACCCGGTTCTTGGTCGTGTCCAGCTCGCTGGCCGTTGCGGTCAGCCTGTTCTGAACGCCGGTCAGGGTGGCCAACACACCCGGGATGTCCCGGTGCGCCGTCGTGAAGGTCCCGACGCTGGCCTCCATGGCCGCGTCGTCGGCGGTCTCGGGAAGACCGAGAAGCCGCGCCAAGAGTGCTTTGTGATTCATCGTCGTTTTGCCTTGTTCGTTGTTGCGATTCGGAACCGTTATCGGATTCAACCCCTTGTCATTCGGATCATTCGTCAGAGCCACCCGTTCCACCTTGCTCGGCCGAAACTTGTCTCGCTCAAGATGCGCGAACCCACACAGCACGGCCGAAGCAAACCGAAAGTCCCCGTTTGTCACGGCTTCCATCCCTTCACCCGTCCACTTGCCCCTCGCCCACACACCATCGGGCCGCGCTTCCATCTCGAAAATCCAACATCCTGCCTTGCTCGATTTGCTCGCGTCGTGGCTGAAATGGTCGAAGTCCACCAGCATGCCTGGGAACTCCTTACCTTCGGCCGCGTAAGCGTCGCGCTCGGCATTGAACGTCGCGACAATCGAAGCAATGGCCGCGTCGTCGATTACCTGAACGATTCGCTCGCCGATCATCGGGCCATCGCTGAACCGGCCGGGATGCTCGCCCTTGCTGCTAATCTGCCACCATCCGTCATTCGCGATTCGGAATGGAGCCTTACCTTCTCCGTCCTCCTGGCTTCGGTTTGCCACAAGGCACGGAAGGCCCATTGCCCTTACTGACTTTTCGATGAATGGCGTGGACTTCACTTTTTCGATTCGACTTGTAGACCTTCCGTGAAACCGTCAACAAGTAATTTTTCAATTATATCGGCTGACTTAGGCTCAACATTCGCGCTTTGTAGCATGTCGGGAAGCTTTTCGATGAAGCTTTGCAGCGACACCCTGCGTTCGTCCTCGTTTTCAATCCCAAGAACATCCGTGAGGTAACGCATCGCTTCGCCGCAATCGCCCAAGGCCAATCGCGCCACTTCCTCAAGATCCTGTTCCAATGGATCGTTGGCATCCCGCTTCCGGTTCCGCGCCGTTCCTTCGGCCGGTTCCTCGCCTTCCTCCGGTTCCACTGCGTTGGATTGTTGGCTTGGTCCTTTGTCGTGCTCCAAGTCCAGGCCCACCAGCTTTTCAGCTTCTTCCTCGTTCACGCGCCAACCTGCCGACTTCAACGCTCCGAGAATATCCGCGCCTTCCTTCTGGTCCTGCTTCTCGTTGCGCTTGATCGCAAGCCGCACGTAATGCGGCATGCCTGGAAAGGCTTCGTCCAACCGTGGCTTGGCAATCGCATTGTGAAGGATGTCGGCAATCTGTCCGCCTTCATCCGCCGCGATGTCCTCGAAGGCGTCCTCGTGCGCTCCCGTTGCTCCGCTGCCAATCCCGGTCGCCTCCGAAAGCATCGTCAACTTCCCGCCCGTCCCGGCCAAAACCAGCATCTTGTCGATGTAATCGGTGAATCCTGGGAACGGAGTGCTGTCGCTCGATCCTCCACCGAACATCTGGGCCTCGACGCCAACCGGCAGAACACCGCGCCCATTTGACACGTACCGCTCCAACGTGGCTCGCCATGCCGCCATTTCGTTTGGCGATGGCATGTTGTTTCGGTCCGTCGCCTTCAGGAAGATATTGGGAACGCCAAACGTCCCGACGTACGTGGACCAATCGCGCATGGCCAGCGATTTCCTGATCCAATCGAACACGGCCAATTCGTCCAGCGACGACGTTACCTCCCGGCAAACAAAGTGTTCGCCTTCAACCTCAATCCCGCGATTCGTGTTCATCGCGTCCGGGTTGAACTGCCACTTGAGCGAAGGGAAGTTCTGGCACCAAAACCACTGAGGCACCGGCTCCAAATGCTTCACGTTGCCGCTCGCGTCATAGTGCTTCTCAAGGTGCGCGTATCCCCTGAATGAAGCTGTGCCTAACCATTTCCATGCGTCGCGCAAGTTGTCGATTCCGCTGAAGATGCCGTGAATGAATTCCTGTTGCGCTACCGCCTCGGTTTGAACCGATTCATCTTTCGTTGCTTGTTCTGTCAACTCGACTCTCCACACACAACTGCCAAGCGCCGATTGTCTTCGCTCCACCAACGCTTTCATTACGTGTTCCCGTTTCTCGACGTGCGCGTAAAGCCAAGTTAGGTCCGCGTAATATCCTCGTTGTGCAAGCTCAAGAAGATTGACGACTCGCGCCATCGTCAGGTTGCGAAGCGGATTCAGATGGGCGCGGATTGGAGCAATCTGCGGGTCGTACAGTTCCGATCCTTCGTCTTGCTTGGTCAAGTTCATCATGGCTTCGCTCCGGTTTTAAGTTGTGCCCCACAAGTCGCCTTTACAAGCAACGAAAAACCCCGACAAGCGGGAGGAACGCCTGTCGGGGTCGGGATGCGTGGGGATCTCAGCCCCTGTCGGTATGCACGTCGCGGTTCAATTCATTGGCTCGCCCATCACCAAGTCAACTGCCGATCTTCACCTCTCACGACTTCTTCAATGTATCCGGTATCTTGCGGTGCCTCGCCCCACGCCGATCCCGCCAATCTCGCGAACGCTCCCGCAAGGCAATCAACTTGATCGTCCTTCGCGCCATCGGGGAACGATTCGCATTCCGACAGGAAAGCCTCGGTCCAATCCCCTTGCACCACCATCACGTTGCCAACCTCGACTTGGGGAGACACGACTTCAGCCCTGGCCAATTTGCTTGCCCTTGGGACCGGGTCGAATCGAAGGCCGAGTTCAGGGAGTGTCGTGAGGTAATCGTTCGCCTCCACCTTGCCGGCCTGACCTGGGTCGTGCTGAAGCCATTGCTCAACGTTCGGTCCGTCCGACAATGTCGTGTTTCGAATCGCGGCCTTCACGTCTCCAGGCGTGCCTTGGAACCTGACAACGTGCGTCACGTAATAGCGCCGATCCATCCCGACGCCCATCCGCAGTCCCACCGTCCAGTCGGGATTCGGGTTCTTCGATGTCGGTTTCGTTGCGGCTCGATCCCAGTACCGGATGATTCGCGTAAGGCTTTGTGGTGCGGTCGGAACCATCGGGAACCATTCCCTTCGGAACACCTTGCCGCTTTCGCTCCTCACCTTCCAATCGCCAAGCTCCAACCGTTTCCGAAGCACCAGCGAAAGCGAACGCATCTTTGCGAGGTAAGTCGGATCGCTCTGCGTCAGCTTTGGATTGTCCGCCAGCAACGCCGGGATGAACGTGACGCTCAAAGCCCTGTGCTCGCCATAGACCGCCTCGGCCTTTGCCCTGGTGGGGAACCACACCAAGTCCTCACCGTCCCGCACCATCCATCGAACCTTGCCGGCCTTTGCCGGGTCCGCGAACTGGCCTTCCTCATCCAGCCACCAGCGAACGAACTTCTTGACCCATGAATCAGCGTCCGGGTTTGTCGTGGCCCTGATTCGTCCCGGGATGCCTGACGTACTGCGCGACCGGCCCAGCATGTTCAGGAATTGGTCACGGTCGAAGTGCGTCAATTCGTCAAACCCCATGCACGGAATCTGCGCCCCTTGCATCGCGGTCTCGGCGGCGTCGTCCTCCAAATGTCGGAACCCAACCCTGAATCCGTTCTTCCATCGCCACTCGCCTTTGCCGGGGAATGGATACCCTCCAGCCGTTGGATACAGTTTGCACGCGCTCGACCACAAACCGCCAGCCACCCAAATCTGTGCGCCGATTCGACGGAAGATGAGGCTCTCGAAGTCTGGCTCGCGCACGTTCCGCAGCGGGTCCATCAGAAGCGCGAACGTTTTGCCGCCACCTCCCCCCCCGCCATAAATCACGATGTCGGCTGGAGATTCGAGGAAGTTGGTTTGCGGACCTGCGTTGGCTGCGATGCGTTGCGCCATGGGTCAACAGTACGGCTCGAAATCCCGTGGCAGTATGCAATTCCCCGGTGCATCGTGGAACATTGGCCCAATCTGATCGGGTCGATATCCGGCCAGTCCGCACCCGATGGCCACGACGCAAAACTGAGTATCGGGATTCGCTCTGGCGTAGTCGATGAAGTGCCGAACGTGTCCCTCGATCTCGCACAGTTCCATCCGTTCGATGTTCCGATCCTTCGTCGGTATCGCGTAAGCGTTGCCGGTCGGACCAAATCCAATGCCCATCTCGGCCCCCCAGTTCAGTCTCGCTTCTCGCGCCGACCCTGCGCCATGGATGCCGGCAAGATTGCTTCCGAACACAAAACACTTCTTCATGCGATGGACCTTTTGACCGTGCCGGCGTTGTCCGCTTCGTAGTGCTGCTGCGTCTTGTCTGGCTCGCTCGGCAGCTTCCACTCCACGATGGCCGTCGATTGCAGATGCATCGAACCATTCGCGAATCGGATCTTCCGGTTGCGCCATTCGGCCGCAGCCCGTTCGGCCCCATCCCGCGTCACGGCCAGCCCTTCCACCGTCCAACAGTGGGACCCGACGGGCCGCACCATCACGGCAAACGTGCTTCGTTCCTCGCTCACTTCGTTTCCTTTCGTTCCTTGTGCGGTTTGAACTTCACGCGACCGAGTGCCCGTGCGTCAAGGCGTTTTGCTGCCGCCCTGGCCGCTCGCCTCATGTCCGCCATCGGGCCGGTATCGTGCGATTTCTTTGCCTTCGGTTCCGGTTCAGGTTCCTGCGTTATCTTTTCCAGTCGTCCAACAACCTCCGCCAGTTCTCGTCGCCGTGCTTCGATTTCGTTCATCTCGCTTCCATAGTTCACGATGCGCGTTTTCAGTTCCTCGATCAGGACCTTGAGCTGTTCAAGTGTTTCGTTCACGGCACGTAAACGATGAGTGCCACGCGGGCGTTGGTTGCCGCCAGGGCATTGACATCCAAAACATTGTTGCGCTTTGTGCTCACTTCGCGCCCTCCACGATCACCGGCACCCCGTGCTGGTCCACGCCCCGGGTCTTGGTCCATCCGCAGTACAGTGTGAGAAACGCCGATGCCGCATGCGCTGCGTCAACCTCTTGCTTGGATGGCTCCCTGAAAGCCGTGCTGGCGCGGTACATCTCGTACGTTGTCCGGTACGCCCCGCACCGCTGGTCTTTGGTTGTTCCGCAGCCGACGAGCAGCAGGGCGAGGAGGAGTGAGAGTGAGCGGATCACGGCTTCCTCCCTTCTGCCCGGGCGATGGCGGCCCGTGCTGCATACCAAGCGAGGTGATCATGTTCGGTGGTTGCCATGATTTCCTTCAGTGCGGCCAAAAGCTCCGGAGCCGTTGCGATCAGATTGCAGTTGGCTTCAGATTCCTGATCTCCAGGGTGATGCACAACCGCCAAGCGCTTTCCCCTGCCAAACACAACTCGTGATTCTGCGTCGAGATCGTTGTAGTCTCCACGGTCGGCTAGCGACCAAGGCCCCGGCGTATGTTTTCTCACGGCTTCACCTCCCCGATGATGCGATCCAGTTCTTGGCGCAAAGTTTTCATTTCCGACTTCGTCCGTTTCTCTTCGTGCATCAAGTTGTTCATGACGCTCAGAGTTTCGAGATAGCTGTCTCTTAAGTGGCCGTTGGCTTGCCTGTAGGTTTCAATCAGCGAATCTTTGGCCCCCAAAACTGAGCGGTGGTTTTTGGTCTTTTCATGGTTGATGAAAGCAAGCGTAAGGACAGCAATCGCAAGAAACGCATTGAGCGCCAGTGATGTTTTCATTTGTCCTTTGCCTCCCCAATGATGAGGGCCGATGCGGTGCCTTCCCATTTGCAGTCATCGCAACCGGAGCCTCCGCAGTTGGAACACGCGCCTTTCCGTGGGTTGGCTCTCGCGTGCGATTGATCTGCCTCCTTGTCCGTTGCCGGCACGCCATGAAGCTTTTCAGCGTTTGGTTCTTCGCTTTTTTCCTTCATTTCGTTTTCCTGTTTCTTGCTCGCGCCATTAGTCCGACCGTCACGACCAAAACTAGCGTCCCGATCATTACCATCACCTCGGCTCGCATGTCCATTTATTTCGCTTCCTTTCCTTGTTCGCGTTTCCGTTGCGCCAACCTCGCTCGCAATGCCTTGGTCTCGGCCATGTGACAACCCCAGCACAACGTGCGGTACGCATCCAGCGTCTTGGGCTGGCCTCCACCCTCCGCCACGGGCACAACGTGGTCCGCCTCCCACCAGCTTGATCCAATGTGGATTGGCCAGCCTTCCGCCTCCATTCGACTCAACCGCGCTTTCAACGCTCGATCCAATCGTGCGCTCCGTTTCGGCCACCCGGCCATCCAAGCACGGTAAAGCGTTTCCTTCCGCTCCGACCACATCGCATTCGTGTGCCGGTACAGTAGCCAGCGGCGTTCGTTCGGCTCCCAACGTTTGAACAGGCCCCACTTGCTTTCTCCGTGGTACGCCCGTCGCATGGCTCGCGCCACGTCTCGCCCGCACTTCACGCACACTTCCTTGTCGCGCTCCCGGAGCCGCATGCGGACGTGCTGCGCGTTGTTCGCGATCATCCATTCCTCGACGCACTTCTCTCCAGCCCACGACCGCCGGCCCTTGCCCACGGGCTGGCCGCATCCGCACTTGCACGTCTTGGTTCCGTCTGGCGCGACGGGCGTCTTCCGTGGCGCTGACTTCCTCCTGACCGTGTTCATGTCTTTTCCTTCCTCGGCCCACGCTTCCTCCCCTTCGGCCATCCCCCCTTGCGTCCGTTGCGCCTGGCGGATGCGGTTTTGGCCTCGGAGGTTTTCGCTCCACCGAGGCGACCGAGGGACTGGGCTGCTGGGTTCATTGGTTTCATAGCTCTAAGAAAAGCCGATACTCGGGAGGAGGTCCCACCTTCCAGATTCGGGCCTCCTGCCATGGGTTGTCGAGTTCGTGCCGAAATTGAATGGTTGCCCCGACTTCGCTCCCTCGCTCGGAGTATTTGACCCAAGCGCACTCACCGGGCATTGTCCCGATCTTTACCCATCGGTGGACACCTTTAATGCGATCTTCTCTTGTCACAGCAAGCCTCCGAGTCCGGCATCTTTGATCTCCGCCTCGCTCCAGTCCTTGAGCAAATCCTTCCGCATCCTCTCGTTTGCATCCACAAGTTCGCGTAGCATGACTAGCCTTTGATTTTCCAGGTTCGCAAGTTGCTCGACAATCTTCTGAACTTCCCACACCGAGTCCGGAGTTCTGCCGGCTTCGGGGAGGCTTTTGAACTTTTCAATGACGCTCATGTTCTTTTTTCCCGGGCTTGTAACCACCCGCCACAACCCCCGCGTGGGGGCTGGGACGGAGGGTTAGGGGCGGAAGATCGGGGCCATGGAAAACTTGCCGTGCGCGTAGACGTATTCCCCGTCGCAATCCCGTCCGATCTTCTTG